TGCTTCTATGATATTACCAGTAAGCCGCCTGGGACGATTGAGTTTGAATAACGGACATTTGAGCCACAAATCCTTATTTTACTGGGATTGTGGCTCTTTTATTTTGCTCCGTGATGTTAATGTGATGTTAAGAATGATGTGCCATTACTTTTACTACTCAAAATGAGCATTATTCTGATGATGTGCAGCTTCCTGAAAAAGTGCAATCGAAAACAGTTGCAAATCGAAAGTGCAATCAAATATGGTTGCAGATAGAAAAAGAGCCGCCTCGGTCTGAGACGGCTTTACAGATTCAATTCTTGCGAAACCGGTTCAAGCGGTCTGCCAGCTTCTGATCTTTATCTGGATAAAGATGTGAGTAGGTGTCCAAAGTAGTCTTTATTGATTCGTGGCCGAGACGTTCTGCAATCTCTAATGGGGTAAAACCAAGCTCTATCAGCATACTTGCGTGAGAGTGCCGCAGGTCATGTACTCTGATCGGCTTCAGACCAATTCTTTCTGATACTCTTTTCATTTCTTTTTCTAGAGCTGTCTTCTGGAAGTAAAATATCCTGTCGCCATTTCCGATACCATATAGCTTGGAAATGTATTCTTGAATATCATCATATAAGAAATCCGGAATGGAAATACATCTTTTTGCCTTTGGTGTCTTAGGCTCCAGGAATAGCTCCTCACCTTTAATTTTTGCATAGTTCTTATTGATATCAATTCTTTTTGATGAAAGAATGTCTGCAGGTGTGAGTGCCAGAAGCTCTCCGGAACGCATACCGGTATAAAAGAGAATATCAAAAGCAAGCTTCATAGACGATTTGCTAATTGCATTTGAAAACCTCTCATATTCTTTCTGCGTCCAGATGTTCATTTCATCTGCTTTGCTCTTTCCCATACTGCCGGCCGCCCTGCATGGATTGACAGGCAGGCGGTAATGAGATACAGCATAATTCATTATTGCTGATAACTGGTTGTTCACAGTTTTTAAATATGTTTGGGAGAATGGCTTTCCATCATCATCCCGATAGGAGATAAGCTCATTCTGCCATTTTCTGACCTTTATTGTATCAATGTCACAAATCTTCTGTTTTCCAAAGTAGGGGAGCAGCTTCGTTTCAATAATAAACCGTTTATTCTCCATTGTGGTAGGTTTCAAGCGGTGTTCCATATCTTCGAGATAATTTGCAACGAGGGAAGAAAAGAGTATGTCGCTTGAAGTGTTCTGCTGATCCAGAAAAGACCTCTCATAATCTTTTGCTTCCCTCTGTGTTTTAAATCCTCGTTTACAGATATGCTTCTTTTCTCCAGTCCAATCGGTGTAATAAAAATTAGCATACCATAGTGTTTTGCCACTTTTAAGAGTGTATTTATATGCCGGCATTAGATGTCCTCGGATGAATTAACCACACGAGCCAATATCTGATAAATATATTCCGGCTGGCGGGTTTCCAAAGGATACTGTTGATCGCCGAACTGGAAAGCAATGCCATTCTGATAAGGAGTTACAGCTGACAATGCCGAAATCTTCTTATCGAAAGCTCCTTTGTTTGCTGAAAATACAACTCTCTTATTCGTAATAGAAAGAACTCCCTGTGTACGCTCCTGCACGTCACCACGGATTGGAGCTGCCTTTCTCGCCCCAAGATGTACCGACATACCTTTTGCAATACGGACACTTGTACCACGGCTTCCTCCGGAATATCCAACGACCACATTCTTTGTTTTAACAAAAGTAGCAGTTCCACAGTAATGACACACCTCTCCATTTGCAAGCATTACATTTGATGGCACAACTGGTAGCGGTGCGTCTGCGGAAATCTGCATTGGTCTGTTACCCTGGATGCGTTCTCCGTGTATTGCGGCCAGCAGGTACCGGATGCAGTCAACAAACCATCCGATACAAAACAATCCAAATGTGCATAGGTAAAGAATACCCATACCAATCTTCTTTTCTCTAAATTTATGAACCCCAAGCCATCCAAACAGGAGGCAGATAACAAAATCGGTCCAAGCTGCAGTCCATACCATAATATTCCTCCAATCGTTCTGTTATTTTTTTTAAGCCCCTTTTCCTTCGGTACCACTCGAAGGAAATGATTTTTTTTCTTCGTCTGCGTATTTGCCATACTCACCAGCTGCAACTGCCGAGATACCCTCTACGCACAAAACACCTGCCTTTGCTAATAAATATTGCTGGCTATCTTCGTCACAGCGGTTGAATTTTTGAAGGAGCGATTCTTCCTGTGAACTTATTCTCTTTCTGCTTGAAATGTTCAAAAGATAGTCCGTCGAAACATTCAAAGCACCAGCTATTTTTATTAAGTCTTCAATAGATGGCATTTTGTTACCATACAAATATGCGTCCTTTTCTTCTTTATGAAATCCTACCCTTTGAGCAAATTCATCCTCCGACATTTTTTGCTCTTCCATTAAATCTCGAATTCTCATTTTGAAATCAAGAACAAACTCTGGAGTATCCATTTTGAAGTTTGCGTAATCAATATTTGGAACTCCATGGTCATACAATTGTGCGACTGACACTCCGAACAATTTGGAAAGTTCAGATAATGTCTCACTATTTGGTTCAGAAACATTATTTTCCCAACTACTGATAGTTTGTTTTACAACACCAAGCTTCTTTCCTAATTCGCCCTGAGTAAGTCCAGCTTCTTTTCTGAGCTGCTTAATTATGTTGCCGTTTACAGCCATATAGCCAACCTCCTTGCGTGTTTATATTTTAGTCCAAAATCATTGGACTTTCAATGGCAAAACAGATAAGTCCAAAAAATATTGACAAAACCTATTGACAATCCAATATCAATGGACTATTATGTAAATGTCCATAGAAAATGGACTGAAAGGAGGATACAAAATTGGATACCAGCACAATCAATATTGCAGAAAGAGTAAAAGATGCTCGTAGGGATGCCAAATTAACACAGACCGAGCTCGGAAAGAGAATTGGGAAATCTAAACAGTGGGTATCCGAACTGGAGCGTGGAAATATTAAATTAAGTTTTGAGATGGCTGTAAGTATCTCCAACGCTTGCAATAAGACGACTGAATTTTTTTGCCATTAAAGTCCATAAATAATTGACTTTAATTTCATTATAAATCGTGGAGGTGAAAATCAAAATGGCAAATGTGACAGCTAAGACAAGCTCCAACATCTTTTACAAAGCCCGTTGCGAAGCGGCAACACACAATGAGCAGTTGAGCAGTAGAGAAGGAGCTGCAGATTACATGTCAATTGACAGAGGGAGACTTTATCGAATAGAGAGTGGCATTGCAGTTCCTTATCCGGAGGAAATAAGACTGATGGCAGATTTATACAATGCTCCGGAATTGGAAAATTATTTTTGCAGAATGATGTGTCCGCTCGGATGCGAAATGCCAAAAGCGGAACTGGCGAATTTGGACAGGATCACAGTCAGAACGCTTTCGGTTTTTCGGAAGATAGGGAAAACAAAAGAAATGCTTCTCGACATCACCGCAGATGGTGTGATTGATGAAAGTGAAAAGCCGGAGCTTGATGAGGTGGTAAAAAACTTAGAAGAGGTAGAGGAAATTGCACAAAGCATGAGACTTTGGATTAAGAAGAATATGTAAGAAATAGGCTTGAATGGTCGGCAACATCATTGGACAGAGCGGAAGCAAGGACAGTCTGGCGGTGCTATTGGCAGAGTAGAGCTTAATAATTTTTTATTTACGTTCTGCGGACATTTGACAGCAAGTGACAACAAATGTGTCCGTAATCCAATCCAATCCGAATCCAAATCCGAATCGGGAAACCAATACAATATTTGCTCGGAGCAACCAGTAGCTCCAAGCCGGCAGGAGGTGACATTTTGTATTTAGCAGAAAACTTAAAGTTTCTTCGGGAGCAGAGAGGGAAGACACAGCAGGAGTTGGCAAAACTTTTTGGAGTTGAACAAAAGACATTGTCTTCGTGGGAATGTGGTAGCCGCACACCGGTAATCGGCATGATTGTTGAAATGGCAAAGTATTACGAGGTATCACTAGATGATTTGGTTCTGACAGATATGAAACCGCCTATACCTGTATATGCACTTAATATAGCATATCTCCGCAAAAAGTACGGAATGACACAACAGGAACTGGTAGAAATCGTTGGACTAAAACATAAAAGCAGTATCTCTTTGATTGAAGCTGGAAAATACGAACCTTCCATTGAAAAACTGGAGAAACTAGCAGATTTCTTTGGTGTAACTATGGACCAGATTGATAAACAAGATTTATCGCAGGAGGTGAGCGAATGAACGCATTGGCGACAGCACCGGGTGTTATTGCGACACCGGGGAAATATTACATAGGAGCACAAGAAGTAATGGAATATCTTGACTGCAAGGAAAACAAGGCTTATGAGCTGATAAGGCAGCTTCGGGACGAACTGGTAAAGGCAGGAAAGCTGACACCGGCATATCCAATTGGTAAAGTTCCGAGAAAGTATTTTTTTGAGAGATGCATGATTGAAGAATAGGAGGTGCAAGATGGCATATTACAATGTTTGCCCACATTGCGGTTGCAATCTGGATCCAGGAGAGAAGTGCGATTGCGAAAGCATTAAGGCGAGAGAACAGGAGACGAGCAGGATTTTCTACAGTCAGATTTTGATGACTGATGAAAAAGGAGGCCAGATGGCATTTACGTTCGACCATCCAAAAGGAGGTGCGGTGTCAGCATGAGAAACAAATGTCTTTTTAGTTTAGGGTTGGTGTTTGTGATTTCGCTGACATCAATGGTTGCCTTTGCTTTCAGCTTTGTAGGAACTCCGGCAGATGAGGTGGATAGCAGAGATATTATTGTTCAATCAATGATTTCTGATGAAGCGAATGCGACACCGACTGCAACATCGGTTGCAACAACTGCTCCAGAGCAGGAAACAGAGAAAGCAGAGCGGTCAAAAATCGGCAGTATGGACTGGGATTCGGATGATGCGTACCGACTGGCCAAGATAGCAATGGCTGAAGCTGAATCCGAGGACACAGAGGGAAAGGCTCTTGTAATGCTTGTGGTCCTCAATAGGGTTTGGAGCGATGAATTTCCGGACACAATCGAAGATGTTATTTTCCAGAAGGGGCAGTTTAGCCCAATCAGCAATGGAAGATATGACGAGGTAGAGCCGGACGAGGACTGCTATAGAGCATTGCAGCTTATTCAGACTGGTGGATGGGATGAAAGCCATGGAGCAACTTACTTTGAGAGCAAGAGCGATTCTACATGGCATAGTGAAAATCTTACTTTCCTGTTTAAGCATGGAAAACATTATTTTTACAAGGAGTGAGGACAAATGAGGAAGACGCTGAAAAGAGATTTGATAGCGGTTATCTGGACGCTGCTTGTCACATACGCTATCGGGAAATGGGCTTTTCATCTTGCCTATATTGAGAGAGGATACGAGGCTGTCGGAGGTGAGTATTTGTTGATTCTGGCAGTTTACTGGGGAGCATGGAAAGCAATTAACTGTTTATTTGATTCACTGGAGGAACTGGAAAATGAAAGAAATCGTAGAAAAAAAAGAAGTAGAAGAACTGCTCGGATGTGAAATTACAGATGAACAGTTTGAGGAGGCATTGAAATATGCCAGACACAAGCAGGAGTACATATACCAGCGTGAGCGAAGACAGGTTGTGTTACAGCATTGGTATCTTGTGAAGCTCACAGAGGAATATGTGAGAAGCCTTGCTTTTTCAAAATTCACTATGGATTTATGCAGAACATTGCGTGATATGGAAAAAGAGCACTCGATCAGAAATCAGAGTGCCCCTACGGATAACCATATTGTAGCAGTTCCTGCTTTATAAATCAAGCAAATATTACACAATATGGAGGTTTTATCTATGAACAATTCAAATGCTTTGGCTGAAATTCAGTCCAAATATCCAAACTGCAATCTGCTGTTACCAGCAGCTACATCAGTGCAGATCAACCCATTTTATAAGTGCTCCGTTATGGAAGTGGTGGCGGACACAGCACCAAGCTCAGGAGATATCTTCTCGGTCGGAAAGGTAAAGACTGGAGAGGATGGAAAAGGAAAAGCCATATATGAGGAAGTTTTCTCACCTGCAAAGCCGCTTCTTATGAAGCTTGCAACTGCGGCAGGAATCCAGTTTCACCCTGAGTACACAACAGTCATAAGAGAGAATACGAATACCTATGTCGGAAAGGCATACGGAGCAGTAAGACTTCCGGATGGAAGCTACAAGACACACATGGAAACAAAGCGTATCTGCCTTGATGATGAAGAATCGAAGTACCGCCTTGAATTTATGGATAAGTCAATCATGGGTATTCATGACTGGCGAGCTTCCAAGGCCGCCGCTGAAATGTTCAAGGGGGAATGGAAACAGGAAGCAGAACCAAATCAGTACGGAAAGTATGACAAATACTATGTAATTGCTGACAGCGACAGAGAGAAGTATATAGAGAGATCGATCCTTGTAAATATGACACTCCTTAGAAAGACTGCTTCTGAAAAGGCACAGACAGGAGCAATTCTTAGAGTTATCAGAGCTTTGCTTGGAATCAAGGGAACATATTCAAAAGCAGAGCTGGAAAAACCATTCGTTGTTCCGACAGTTACATTTGCACCAGACTACACGGATCCAACAGTAAGAAATGCAATGCTTCAGCAGGGAATGAACTCTATGGGAAATATGTTCGGAGCTTCATCCACACCACCGGCAATTTCCACAGCGTTTTCCGGAGAAGCGTTTTCAACAGACTTTAATCCGGAAGATGAAGTGGACAATCCGGCATTTGCCTCAGATCAGACAGAGGATGATGCGGTCGCAGGAGAGCAGGAGAAGAACTGGTTCGACCAGGAACAGCAGACACCACCACAACAGGAGCCAGTCGAGAATGAATCGACAGGATATTATTGTGACGGATGTGGGGCGGAAATCAATGCGAGAGTGTATGAATACTCGCTAAATAAGTTTGGAAGACCTCTTTGCATGAAGTGTCAGAAAGGAGCTGGGAAGTGATGAATCTGATTAAGATTTCAACGGATTTGGAATTATCCGTACATGAGTTTCCGACAGGAACACATGAGGAACAGAACAATAAGCTTCGAGAGCTGATAGGAAATGACTGCAGATTATATGAGCATGTGATGCCAAAGCGATTATATACAGAATTACACCAAATGGACCATCCGACTAAGGTCAAGGGGCAGTGCGTAAGTATGCTAATTGACGAGGAGGGATTGTTGAAAGAAGTAATCATCCCGAATCTCATAGGCAGTTACCTTTATGAAACTGATAAACACAATATTCCAATAACAGGAAACATACTGATTGTTGGGGAAGAATGGACCGGTGATGGCATTGATTTTTGCGGCATTGAGGAATCGGTATTTAAGGTATTAGAGCTGCAGCTAAATAACATGATTATGGCGATGAAAGCAACAATGGAGGCGTTGAAATGAAGATATTACATACAGCAGACTGGCATCTTGGAACATTCCGAAGCCCAGTTAAGGACGGAGTAAATCTCCGAACAGAGGACACGAAAAGATGTCTGGATGAACTGATCAGAGTGGCAAATGAAGAAAAACCGGATTACTCGATTGTATCTGGTGACATATTCCATGTTGGCCGCCTGTGGTCCGACAGGTGTTGTGAGGAAATTATTACTGCCATTCATTATATCAGAGAGCTTGCGGCAGTATCAAAGCAGGTCGTTGTTATGAGAGGCACTCCAAACCATGACGGATCAGGACAGTTCAACGTCCTCTCTGAAATGTTTGCAGATGTTCCGAATGTTCATGTGGTGATTACCCCACAGGTAATTTCATTTGATGATGTTGATATTGCGGTTCTCCCGGGATTTGACAGGGGAGTGTTCAGAGCTAATCATCCGGGATTGTCAAGTGATGAAGAAAATGTGGTGTTTACCAATGAATTATCAAATATTGTAACAGGACTGAAAGCACAATGCTCTCCAGAAAAGAAAAGTATTCTGATGGCACATTACACAGTACCAGGATGCAATACCGAGAGCGGACAGACAATGATGCTCACACAGTTTGAGCCAATCATTCCGCAGGAGGCTTTATTGGCGGCCAATTACAATCTGGTTGCTTTAGGACATATTCACAGACCACAGAAGATAATGCACAGAGACTGGTATTATTCCGGTGCGATAAATGCCATGAACTTTAATGATGAGGGACAGCAGAGGGGCTTTTGGATTCACAACTGGCACGAGCTGGGAACATGGCAGAGTATTTTCCATGAAACACCTATCAGAGAGTTTGCGACCATTGAACTCAATGATGATGATGTGACACAGATAAATATGCAGGCTATGGATTTTGTTGCTACTGAGAAGTGGAGAGGGCAGATCGATGGAAAGATTGTCCGTGTTCATTATAGCTGCACCGCAGAAAACAGCAAGGCTCTGAACAAGGCAACTTTGGAAAGAGAGCTTCTGGAAGACGGAGCATTTATGGTATGGGAAATCCTTCCAGACAAGATAGATGAATTCGCCAACAGAACACAGCTTGAAAATGCCACGGATCCAGAAGCAAACCTTATTAAGTATCTTGAGGAAAAGCAGGTACCGCAGGAAAGAATACAGGAACTTGTATTAAAGGCAAGACCGATTATTGCTGAAGCTGAGGCAAGCATGACAGCGACAGCAAATAGCGGAACATTTGAACCTGTAGAAATTGCTGTTAAGAATTATCGTAACTACGAAGAGGAAACATTTAATTTCGAGGATATCACTTTCTGCACAATCAACGGTCAGAATGGAGCGGGAAAGAGCAGCTTGTTTATGGATGCGATTATCGACTGCCTTTATGAAGAACCGAGAGAGGGTGTAATCAAGGATGATACAGGAAAGGCACCATGGCTTAGAAATGATGAAAGTGTCCGTTCCGGTTCGATTATGTTTACATTCCGTATCGGAGAGAAAAAGTATCGTGTTACACGAACCAGAGCCCGTTCCGGAAAAGGAACTTTGAATATCTCCCAGTTTGTTGAGAATGAATGGAAAGATTGTTCCAAGGAACGATACAACGATACACAGCAGGAAATATTGAACATCCTCGGAATGGACAGCTTTACATTCAAGTCATGCGCTCTGATTATGCAGGATCAGTACGGATTATTTCTACAGGCAAAACCAGAGGAAAGAGTTGAAGTCCTTGGAACGCTTCTTGGACTTGGAGTGTATCAGCTAATGGAGAGAATCGCTTCCGACAAGGCGAAAGTGAATGGAGCCAAGAACAGGGATTTGAAGCAGGAAATCACAATTCATAATGTTACAATCGCTGAATTTGGCAAGCCGGACGAAGAACTGGAAGCATGCAAGACGGAATTGGCAGAGCAGGAAGCCAGACTGCAGGCAAAGATTAATGAGAGAGACCAGAAGAAACTTATTCTGTCGAATCAGCAGGAAGCCGCAGAAAGGCGAAAGAAAGCTCTTGCAGCTGTTACAACATTACAGGCAAAAAAGACCATTGCAGAGCAGAATAGAGCTACACAGCAGGCAATAGCAGACAGCAGTTTAGCAACTCTCACTCAGAAGCCTGAAATAGAGGAAAAGATTGCTGAAAGAAATGATTTGCTGAAGCGGGAACTGGAACTTGCAGGACAGTCAGCACTCTACACCACAAAGAAACAGGAGGCTGAAAATCTTGCAAAGCAGGCTGAAAGTGAACAGAAGAACATTCTGGAGTTGCAGGCTGCTTTACAGAAGAAACAGGATGAAAAGAATGCAATGATACTGGATTCGGTCAATGATGGTGAGGTCAGGCAGAAAGCCGAAACATACACCAAAAAGAAAGCAGAGTTAGAGGATATGCAGGAAAAAGCTGTTGCATATCAGAAAGCAAAAACTGAATACTCTGCGGCAGTTTTCCATGAAAGCGAGACAAGGTCAAGCTTTGATAGGGAGAAGCAGAAAGCGGACGAGCAGAAACAGTTTCTTGAAAAGAAAGTTGCAATATTGAATGAATCCGGATGTGTGGATATCGAGAAAGCACATTGTAAATTCTTGCAGGATGCCATCGAAGCAAAGGAACAGCTGGAAGTGCATGAAGCATTGTATGTAGACATTGCCGCTCGCAGAGATTGCGAACTTGCAAAGAGCAGATATGCAATAGAGAACAAACAGGCTGAAATGGATGCGATAGGATATGATGCGGCAGCTTTAACAGTCCTGCAAAACGAATGTGCAACATTGCTTCCGTATGTGGCACAGCTCGAAAAAATCAACCAGAGGGAAAACAATCTCGCTTTGATTAAGGCGGCTTTGGAACATTTAAAGTCAAATATATCAGAAGCAGAAAACAGGCTTGCTGAGGTCAAATTAAAGGGCACACAGGCAGAAACAGAGCGTGATATATATGCCAAAGCGTTTGAAGAACATGTGCATGTGCTTAGTGCCATTACTGCTCTTGATCCGTGGGTAGAAAAGGAAAAAATGCTCCCAGTAGCAGAGGAAAGAAATGCAACAGCATTGAACAGGGTTCTGGAGTTGACAGCAGAAATTACCGGTATCGATGATGAAATCTCAGAGAGACAGGCAGAGGCTGATAAAGAGATACTTGCTATGGCGGGAATGGAAGAGGCTCAGGCGATTGTGAACGGACTGGATACAGAAGTGAATGCCATTAACAGCATGGTAAAGGAAAAACAGATGCGAATTGGAGCTTTACAGCAGAAATCGGAACAGATTGCAAAGTTGAAGCAGGATATTGCAGCTTTACAGGACAAGCAGGTGGAATATGCCAAGGAAACGGCTGATTATGACACCTTGAAAGCCGCATTCAGCCAGAGTGGTGTTCCACACCAGATTATTCGCTCTATCATTCCACAGCTGACAGCAACAGCAAATACAATTCTCGGGCAGATGACCGGAGGAAAAATGGGAGTGGAGTTCCGATTAGAGAGATTACAGAAAAATGGAAAAGAAAAGGTATCGCTTGATATTTACATTGAAGAATACGGAAAGTCGATACTTCCATACCTTTCAAAATCTGGAGGCGAGAAAGTTAAGTCTTCATTGTCTGTAATCCTTGCATTGGCAGAAATCAAATCGTCTTCGGCAGGAATACAGCTGGGAATGCTCTTTATTGATGAGCCGCCTTTCTTAGATGGGGATGGAATACAGGCATATTGCGATGCACTGGAAACTATTCAGAGCAGATATAACAATATCAAAATAATGGCTATCACACACGATCCGACTATGAAAGCCAGATTCCCACAGAATTTGGATGTAGTCAAAACGGAAAATGGTAGCAAGGTAATTTATTAAGACAGGAGCCGGAGGAAAAACCTCCGGTGTCCGAAAGGAGGATGATCGAATGCCAAACAGGATAATCAAGGAGAGCATCTGCAGGAGTGAAGAAATAGATTCTTTATCTTGGTTTGAGGAGGTTCTGTTCTATAGATTGATTGTAACCTGTGACGACTTCGGCAGATACGACGGAAGAGCAAAGATAATCAAGGGAAGCTGTTTTCCTCTGAAAGATATTACGGAAAAAGATATAGATAAGGCGCTTGGTAGGTTGTCGGCGGTAGGCTTGGTCAGAGTGTATGAAGCACAGGGAAGACCGTACCTACAATTGGTAACTTGGGCGGATCATCAGAGAATTCGTAATCAAAAGAGTAAGTATCCCGGATTTTCAGAGGATTGCGAATTGCTGACATTTGACAGCAAAGGACAGCAGATAAAAACATCAGACAACAAATGTGTCCGTAATCCAATCCAATCCGAATCCAAATCCGAATCGGAAACCAATACAAATATATGCTCCGAGCAGACAGTAGCTGCGGAGCCGCCGGTAATAGGTATCATGATGAATACTGGTGAAGAATACCCGATTACGCAGAGCTATGTTCTTGAACTCGCAGAATTATATCCTGCTGTTGACATTATGCAGGAACTAAGAGCGATGAAAGGCTGGTGTGATGCTAATCCAAGGAAACGGAAAACAGCGGGAGGAATGAAACGATTTATCAATGCGTGGATTTCAAAAGTTCAGAACAGGGGAGGCACACCGGGATATGCACAATCTTATAATCAGGCGACAGGCGGCTCAAAGGTAGAACAGTTTGCACAGGGAGCAAGGGAGTGGGCGAATGGATAAACAGCAATTCGCCACATTGGCAATCGGAATTAAATCCGCATATCCAGCCTCAAAGATACTAGAAGATAAAGCTTCAATGGACTTTTGGTATATGGCGCTTAAAGACATTCCGTATGAAATTGCGGAGAATGCAGTCATGGAGCATATTTGCACAAATGTTTTTCCGCCCAATATAGCTGAAATAAGGAAACTGTGTATGGAAAGGTGCAAGCCCAAAATCCTGAGTTTTGATGAAGCTTGGGGAGTGGTACAAAAAGCTATGGCAGATTACGGATGGTATCATCCGCAGGAAGCATTCGCAATAATGGACGAACTGACATTGTCGGTGGTCAAAAATTTGGGATGGAGCAGGCTGTGCCAGAGCGAAAATCCAACTGCGGAAAGGGCGAACTTCCGAGAGGCATATATGAGAAAAGCTGCGGAGGCACAAAATACAAATTCGCTTCCGGATTTCGTCGCACAGAACAAGGCATTACTGCAACAACATTATGTACCGGCGATAGAAAAGAAAGAAGTGCCAAAGATAGAAAGTGAAGATAAACCAGAACCGGTGCAGCTTACAGAAGAACAGCTGGAAGAAAGAAAACGAATGTTTGAGGAGGCAAAAAGGAGGATTTTAGGTGGCAAAGCATAGTGAAACTATACAGGGGACTGAAAAGGAATTTTTAGACGAATTTCAAAAACTCTGTTATTCACGAAGTTCTTGGCAGGTGTGGGCCGACTTGATGGCAGCTATGGCATGTTCAATCAGCAATGTGGCTGACAGAAGCCCGGAGCATTATGAGAGCAGAGAAAAAGAATATGCACAATGCATAGAGAGACTTGGTTCTGTGGAAGTTCCTGCAAAAATGCTTGCAATCATTGTTGAAGCCTTAGAAAGAAATCCAGAACAGGATTTTCTTGGGGCTATGTATATGCAGTTAAATCTAGGAAATCACTGGAAAGGACAGTTTTTCACACCGTATTGCGTATGCAAGATGATGTCTGAAATAACCTGCGAGGATGTTGACAGCCATATCGAGAAGCAAGGGTATTTATCTATATGCGATCCTGCCTGCGGAGCAGGTGCAACATTGATAGCTGCCGCAAATACTATGAAGAAATGCAAACATAATTTTCAAAATCATGTGGTTTTTGTTGCACAGGACATAGACAGAATAACTGGGATGATGTGTTACATACAGCTTTCACTTTTGGGGTGTGCAGGATATGTGTGTATAGCAAATACGATTACAAATCCTTTGACGGGGCATGTACTGTTCCCTAATGAAAAAGATGGACAGGAACTCTGGTATATGCCAATGTTTCAAAATCAAATATGGACATGGAGAAGATTGTTCCAGTCAATGGGCGGTCTTGGTGGAACTGCAACCACCGAAAAAACAGTGGAAAAAGAGCACTTTTATATGTTTTTCGATTTCGATAAAAAGGAGGAAGCCTATGGAAACAGGTAGAAATGTAATGCACTACGCATTAGGAGATAATCAAGATTACGAACACGAATGGAGCAAAGCTGTTCTTGAGTATCTGGAAAACGGATATTCTTCGGAAGATAGCAAGAGCGAAGTTGAGGTAGGGAATACTACCTACAAGATATTAAAGAGAGAGAAAGTAACCGCATTCTATGACGCTGACGGTAACACATTGTTTGATATAGAGAACGACAGATTAAAAGAAGAATATGAGGCTATGGAAAGCCTGGATGAAACAGAGCCGAAGTCAGAGATTGGAAGAGCTATTGCAGGGATTGAGAAACAGGCATTTGAGCAGGCGGTTGATAACAATATAGGTACAGATGAAATGATTCCAATGGGAACAGCAAGCCTTGAAGAAATTGCGAAGGGAATTCCGGCGCCTACACCAGAGGAAGTTGAAACAGCAAAGAAAAATAACAGTTCTGTTTATATCGGAGTTGTTGGAGCAGTTACGAAGTTGCAGGAGGAATTGAAAAAGGCTAAGGATAAAGCTTTTGCAGATCCAATAATCAAACATCTGATTGAAAGGTGCAGGGAATCAGAAAGTCTTGCTTCGGATGTATGCCAAGACCATAAGACATGGGAGAAGTGCTACAAATACATTTACGAGCAGGCAAGAAAGCAGGCGAAAGGTAGTAGCTGTGCAGTTCTTGATGATGTGGTTTATGAATGGGCTGAGGACTATTTCCATAAAGATGATAAGGCTGAGGAGGATAAAAAAGCTAAAGAAGCTGCGGAGAGAGAAAAGAAGCAGAAAGCTGATCAGCAGAAGCGTCTGGACGGCATGAAGAAGCGTGCAGAGAAAAAGGCGAAGGCGGTTGAAAAAGATAAGGCAGCCCAAGAAGCTCCAAAGCCGGAAGCAAAGGCGGAAAAACCAAAGAAAGAGCCAGAGAAGAAAGAAACTCCTAAGAAGAGGTCGAATGAACTTGAAGGGCAGATGGATCTGTTCTCAATGATGGGGCTGTAAGGAGGGATGTACGATGGAAAAAAGAAAGCTGTCTGCATTGCCTAGACCCGAGGCAACAGCAGAAATGGTTGAAATGGCAGATAGACTGGACGGAATGGAGCACATTGTGACTGCGGAGCTGGTTGATGATAACAAAATACTGCTTCTGAATTTCTATGAGGTGTCGAAGCTCAAAAAAGGAAAAACGGAAGCAGCATTTAGGACATTTCTGTCGAGTGATGATTATATCACGCAGGACCTGTCACAGTCAAAGGTTAAATGGCTTACAGCTGCATTTGATAATATGCAGGGTTTCCGGCTGTGGGAGTACAAATGGGATCAAAAAACATGGAAAAGCGAACACATTCCAAAGGTGTTTATCTGGACAGCAGAGGACAAGGGCATCATGGAGAGCTTTTTCAAGGCTTACCGCAAAGACACTGACGAGAACGTATGGAATGCTATTGACAGATTCCAGGACAAGGTCAAGGCAGAACGACTGGAAGAGAAACACAGAAAAGTCCTTGCACCGATTGATCTGCGGATGGAGCCGATAGGAGAGCCTTCACAGGATTTTACCGACTGGGTATGGGAGCATGGCATGAGTTTCAGTCGGTACGGAATTTATAAAGAGACATCCAAGGGAAAGGCTGAATTTGAGTGTACACACTGCCAGCGGACAGGAATCGTTGACCGGAGTAGGATAAGGCTTCGGAACAATGAAAAGGGGGAATGTCCTTTCTGCGGAAGCAGAGTGACATATAAGGCAAGAGGGAAAATGCCATGCCAGATAGTAGATGAAAGATGGTTCATATATGTGGATCGGCAGGAGGAAGGTTTTTTACTCCGGTACTTCAAAGCATGGAGACACATAAAGAATGACGCAATGATAGCAGGCAGCATATGTAAGAAACGCATTGAAGAAACCATGCATGAGTACAGCCGCTGTTTCTGCACATTCTTCGGCGAAAAGCTGATGAAAGAAAGCTATGAATGGGGAGTGTATCACCAGAAAGGGAATTCTCGCTGGATTCCGGATGAGGGAAATATTGCTTGTATGGAATCTATACTCTATCCGGGAAATCTTCCACAGGCATGGGAGCACACACCGATGAAGTATTCCGCACTGGAAATTCTAGCACAGAACATCCCGACCACAGCTTTCAGATATGAGGATGCCCTTGATGTTTATCTGAAATTCCCGAAGCTAGAGTGGCTTTGCAAAATGGGCTTGAACCAGCTGGCAAAGGATGTGGTAAGAGGCTACAACTACAGCGGGAACATGACGGGGAAGGTCAATTATAAGGCTGACACCATCTACGAAATCTTAGGGCTGAATAAGGTCAATACGAGGACACTACAGGCAATAGACGGCAATCATTACGAACTCCGACTGTTGCAGGTGGCACAGCAACTTGATATCCAGATGAAGCCGGAGCAGTTAAAGGAATTTTACGAAACCTTTGAATGCAACACAGATCTTCTGAAGGAGAAGAACAGAAGGGTATCGCTCCATAAGCTCTGCCGGTACATAGACAAGGAAAGTGAGAGATACCCGATCGGAGAAAAGAATGCTTGCATGTGGGGCTATTCCTACAACAGGTACAAAGAGAGAACAGATCCACGAATAGAGAGAAAACAGAATATGGCACATGACTGGCTTGAGTATATAGGATGGTGCCGGGAGCTGAAATACGATCTGGATAACAAGTTTATCTACATGCCAAACAATTTCAAAAAGGTACATGATAGAACTGCGGAAGAATATAAGGCATTGCAAGATAAAAAAGCTGCAGCTGAAAAGAAACGCAGAGAGAAACTTGCCGCCAAGAAAATGGCCGAGACAAAAAAAGCGATGGAAGAGATATTTAGCAGAAATGATGGGGTAGATGCTTTCCAGATAAAGGGAAAAGGCTTGATACTGGTGGTACCTCAGAGTGGAGATGAAATCCGTAAGGAGGGCGAGGCTTTGCATCATTGTGTCGGAGGATATGTCGATAGAGTGGCAAGAGGAGAGACAAATATTTTCTTCATCAGAAAAGCAGATCATCCAGAGAAATCTTATTTCACTATGGAATGGAGAAATAACAAAATTATTCAGTGCAGAGGCTTTAAAAACTGCGGAATGCCGGCAGACGTTCGAGCCTTTGTAAAAGTATTTGAAAAGAAAATGAATGAAGCTATACAAGGCGACAACAAGAAGAATGCCAAAAGAAAGGCGGGATGATAAATGGCAGACAATCAGAGACACAGAATAAAGAATTTACTTCAGAAGCTTAATGACGAGGATAGAAATTCCCTCTGTTGCTTATTAGTGAAAGCTGGCTATGCGGTAAGGATTGGAAAAGAGCGGCCGGGAGGAAAAGGACAGACAATGTACTTTGTAGAGTATTGGGTGGAGGGAGATGATACAAATGCTGAAACAGGTAACTAGCTTGATAATACCGAAATTTATTGCAAGGAAACCCAAAATCAAGCACGGAACATACAACAAGTATGGCTTTGTTATTACGCTTCATCAGTATTGTATCTGTCCTAGATGTAACCATATCCTCAATGCCGGTCCAGATTATCAGCCGGATTATTGTAGTAAGTGCGGACAGCATGTTAATTGTTCAGATGTTCCATGGGAAGAGGAAGTTCAGCTTGGATATGTCAGAAAGGAGGAACGCTGTGAATAAATCAAAAATTGAGTGGTGTGATCACACATGGAATCCTATTACCGGATGCCGGCACAATTGCTCATACTGTTACGCAAAAAGAATGACAGCAAGATTTGCGGGAGATGTAAGACTGAATCTAATGGCGAAGAAAGATTACTCAACAGAGCCTGCGGCAGATAACTCAGAAAATGTATTCATTCTGGATAAACCTATGCTAAATGAAACGGGAAATACATTGGTTTATCCATTTGGATTTGAACCTACATATCACAAGTACCGCATGGATTATCCGGAAAAGCTAAAAATGGGAAATAACATTTTTGTTGGAGCAATGGCTGACATATTTGGGAAATGGGTTCCGGGCGAATGGATCAGAGATGTAATGGAAACCTGTTTGGATAACCCAATTCACAATTACCTGTTTCTCACCAAGAATCCGGAGAGATATACGGAAGTTGGAGTGCCGGCGGGACTGGAAAATATGTGGTACGGAACAACCATTACCTGTGATGCGGATGCTGACAGATTTAATTATCTTCCTGCTGGATGCAATACGTTTGTCAGCATTGAACCACTAATGGGAGACATTGTTTCTAAGCATAATGTGATGTTTCGACAGGTTGATTGGATAATCATCGGAGCAGAGACGGGACGTAACAAAAATAAAATAGTGCCAGAACTGCAATGGATAAAAGATATCGTTGTAGAAGCTGATTATAATTCAGTGCCAGTTTTCATGAAAGACAGTTTGGTTCCGATTGTCGGGGAAGAAAATATGCGCCGAGAATTTCCAAAGCAGCTGCAACATTCAGAGATTAGCCCGAAGCTGAAAGCAAAGTTGTTTGATGGCTGTGCATCATGCAAGGCTCATTTGAGAAAAAGCGAAATGATAACCCTGCTGGCAAGGTCAAAAAGAGGCGAACAGCCCAAACAATTCGGGTTTATGTGCAGGGATTGCTTCAAGGAGTTTTGCAAAGGCCTTGGATTAGATATACCGGAGCTTATTGGATTGGCAGAGAGCGTAACGATAGGTCCAGGTGATGAAGATGAGTAAATGGAACGCAAACAGAGAGGGCTATGCTGACAATACCGCCAGCATAGCAATCCAGAGAGTGTCAAAAGAAGAAAGGAAGAACGATATGGCAAAGAGAAGCTGCAGACGAACAACTGACGAGAATGCTATTCACAATAAGGCTGTAAAGATAAGAAAAATGACAGATGAGCAGCTGGTACATTACGTTGAGGACAGAGTGGAAAAGGCGAGAAGTGAAGGTTTTAATTGTGGAAAAACACAGGCACCCAAACATAAAACTGTGGATATTACAGGAATTATCGAGGAAATTAGCTCTGTGAAAGGAATTGGAGCAACTAAATTGGCTGATATAAAAGCTATTCTTGAAAAACATCTGGAGGTGAGAACTGATGCCTGATCCTCGAAGACAGCTTGTTGGCAGGAGAAGCAAAGCATCCGGAGAGACATTCGAGAGGTGGATTTCAAATGCGTGTGAATTCTATCTGCAAAACGGATGGGCTCACATAGAAAAGACACCAGAGCCATTTCATATCACAGGCAAGGATAGGGATGGAACTGTCAAAGGATATTACGAGAAGAAAGGACAGCCTGATTACAAAGGAATCCTCTGTGATGGAACTGGGATTATGTTTGAAGCGAAGCATACTGACGGTGACAGAATCAGACAAAATGTTGTGACAGATACGCAATGGGAGAGCTTGGACATATACGAGAAGTTCGGTGCTCATTGTTATGTGATGGTATCGCTAGGGCTAACAAAATTCTATAGAGTGCCATGGGCGACTTGGAAGAAAATGAAAGAATTGTTTTGCCACAAATTTATGACAGAACAGGAACTGGAGCCTTATAGGTTGCAGGAAAAACAATGCACGATTCTTATTTTGGAAGGAGTGGAATTGAAAGATGAAAATACAGAAAACGGAGCTTGCAACAAAGCTTAATCAGATTAAGGGGGTTGTTCCCAAAAAGACAACAATGCCTATCTTACAGGGGATTTTGGTAAAGGAAGGGTATTTAATCGCCAACAACTTAGAAATGACCGTTAAGGCGAAGTTAGAGGGCACAGAGGGAGAATGCTTTATTATTCCAGAGAGAGCCTTTGACCTTATCAATAATCTGCCAGACGGCGAAGTAGATATTTCTGTTTCAAATGGCAATACAATGACGATAAGAGCAGACAAAATCAAAAATAAGTATCAGACAATGGATCCGGAACCATTTCCGGTAGCGGATATTGATGGAGAGGGTAGTGAGTTTACACTTAAAGCGGGACAATTACTGGAATCCGTAAAAAGAGTTTCTTATGCAATTCCTCAACAGGGAGGAAATGCCACTATGTCAACTATGTGTCTGCAGGCTAAGGACGGACAGTTGAATTTCGTAGGACTTGATGGACATGTCCTTGCATGGGACAAGATTGATTATGACGGAGAATTCGAGCTGCTTATTCCAAAGAATACTATAGATAAGCTGAAGACACTCGGATTAACCGGAGAGGTAAGAATTAGACATAGTAATGCAATGGCTATATTTGCAACGGAGGATTTTGAAATATGCACAAGACTTGTACAGGGAGAATATTACAAATATCAGAATATGTTTAAAGAACTGCCACTACATACTGTAATATCTCGCAAAGAGCTTCTGGATGCAATGGTACGAGCCAAAATGTGTACTGCTGAAAAATGCCCCGTTAAATTTGAAATAGCAGGAAGTCAGCTGGGTTTAAGTATCAAAGACCAGACAACAGATTACCATGAGACAGTTGATCTACAGGAAAATATTTCAGAGGAATTGACCATAGGATTTGATGCCAGATTGGTAATTGAAACACTTAAAGCATTTGATTGTGACAATGTGGGTATTTCCTTGCAGAGTCCCAAAATGCCAATGATTATTGAAGCAGAGGATAGCGATTTCAAGACAATCGTTCTTCCTGTGGCTATAAAGTAAGCACCAAGCATCTATTAACAAATATTTATGTACCATCTGATTGGTCTCAGATAAGGAATATATCACACAAATAAAAAAGGGCGGTAGGTGCTTCCGCCCGGAAAGGAGAAACAAATGGTGTTCAAAATAATACTTATAATAATTGCGTTTGTTATGCTTTGCGGAATAGTTGCTGATGAAAGCAGATATAACAAGAGAACATATTGTATCGGATTTGTGGCTTGCATTATTGCAAGAGCAATTTTGGAAGGAGGATTATTTTAGTGAGAGATTATAAGAAAGTTTGTAGATGCAGGGACTGCGGAAAGATATATGACAAAGGCATTCCATATATATGTTCAAAATGTGGGGCAGAGATTGGAAAACCTACACCAACAATTTTACAGATGATGGGATGTGGAGAAGTTACGCTTACAGAAAAAAGCGAGAAGGTTGTTGCTAAAAAAGGTTTGTTTGGATGGAAGGTTAGAGAACCGCAGGATCCCGAGGCTATCCAGGAATGACACCAAAGGAGATGTGTAACAGCTGCACCCATGAAAATTACTGCATGGGTGCATATCGCAAAGACCATTGGTGTGGAAATCATACCAGAAAGGACAGAAAAATGCCACGCTGTAAAGACTGTAAAAACAAAAGGTATATAAATAATCGTTACGGAAATGAAAGTATATATGTGCAGTCACCTTGCTTTATGTGTAAATGGAATCCTACAGATAATAGGGTGATAATGTACGAACCAATAAACCGACAAACAAAAAAATAGAGTCTCATATACACACTGCCATAGTGCGAAAATCACACCAAAAAGGAGAGAAAATATGAAGTGTCCAAGATGCGGAAAAGAGGCAAAAAGACTGTTGGCTCTGTCGAGAGCAGACAACAAGACAATGATATGTGATGAGTGCGGAACAAAGGAGGCACTGGATGATGCAGGGCTGACCGAGGGAAGTTCGGTAAGAAAGTCCATACTTGCGTGTGTTGGAAGAGGCTCTACACCACAGGAGAGAATCAGAGCAAAGGTGCAGGCTACAGGAAATAAGTGGGCTATGGAGAATTTTAGAGATACGCATAACTAAGAGTGATGGAGGAAGGACAATGGAATTAAAAGAATTTGCGAATTTAATTGATGGAAGACAATATGACTATCGAATGTTTACCAAAGAAGAATTACAGCTTGCCAAAGATAACAGAATTGTAATTGTTACAGGTGCAAGTGATGACCTGGTTGAATTAGAGGGAGCAATAACAGATGAGGGGGATTGCTGGGAAGGTGGCAAAATATATGTTAAGGCTATTCCTAATGGTGGAATAGTACACAACTGTGAGCGTTCGGATGTATTCGGATTTACTGCAAAATGGTGCGAAGAGAAAGATAAGAACGGAAAGATAATATCATGGACATATGATGTTCCAATAGAACATGAAACATTTGTGATTTATGAAGATGATGAACCTTACTGCAGGGGATTTGTATTTAGGGTTTAGCCTAAAATGAAATTTAGGAGGCATATTATGACAAAAGAACAGATTCACGAAGCACTGTGCAAAGCTCCAGATGAAGATAAAATGAGACTGGCTATAGCTTGTCAGATGAATGGTATTGACGTTCGGGATATAGAGACAGGGTTGGCAAATGTGCTTACAGGTGTACAAAAAGCTATAAAACCAGCAATCGAATATTATAGATATTTAGGAGGAAAATAGTATGGCAAATTTTGATGAAGATATTAAGAGAATCACAGATGAAATCTTATCGGATGGAACTGTTGACCAGATTATTAGAGAAAAGGTGACGGATGGAATAGAAAAAGCAATAGCTAGTTCATTTAGTTATGGAAAGCTTGAAAAGGCGGTCAAAGAAAGAGTTGAGCAGGTTTTAGTTCCGTTTATTGAAAACTATGATATGTCTGCCTATATAGTAAAATTAGATACAGTTCTTACGGAAATAGTTAATAAATCTGTTCTTATGGATAATAAGCAAATGTTGGAAAATTTCCAGTATTTGATGAAAGAACCTCAGATAACAGAAATGAAATTAACGGATTTGTTTAAGGAATACAAAAAGTTTGTCGCAAGAAATATGGATACCTATGGCAGAAAAGTTGAATGGGATGAGCCACCAGAGTATGAGGCAATGACTGCTTTCTTTGAATTTGAGGAGGATCGTGAGAGAATCTGGAGTTCATTCAAATATGCCACTATTGATTTTACAGTGGATGAAGAGAAACAGCAGGAGGAACTCAACAGAACAATACGTCTTTCTAAGTGGGATGGAGATAGAAAGGATGGATGGGAAATAAGAGTAGATACAAACCCGAATCTGAATTCCCTTAGAAATCTGGATGAGTTTGACATATTGCTCTTAAAGCTGCAGAGAGCAGATGTCAGAATTATTGCTGACGAGTTGGGTGATGAAGATTATGTCTATTCGGACACAAAGCCGGAGCCAACATATGAGTAACTATGAATGGACAACTGAAATTTGATGAATTTATGAATATAACAGAGGAAAAGCCATCGGAACATAAGCAAGAGAGAGTTCCGATGGTGGATCCATGTTACTACTGTTTATGCAGGTCGTGCATCAATAATGCAGAGAGCCTTACTGTCAATCCGGAAGAAGTGCCATACGACTGGCACCCGTGTTTCTTTTGCGATATATGCAATAATTTTGATGGAGAAAGTCCCGAAAATATGGAAAGAGAGGAATGCCATGAATATGTGATAGATGATTATCATGCAAGGCAGAATAGGAAAAAATTTAGAATTGTGAGGTAAAGATTATGAGTATAGAACTTAAAACGTGTCCGTTTTGTGGCGGGAGGGCAGCAATGAAGGCTGTCAATAAGAAATACGGGTTCACTATTTGGTGTCAGTGTAGAAAATGTGGTGCGAGAACCGAGGGATATTGTCCTGATATGAACCATGAAGATGATACTATTACCAGTATTGAAGAGTGCAAAGATAGGGCTGCAAAGGTATGGAATAACAGGGCGGAAAGTGCAAATGAAATTGCGGAAGGTGGGGAAGCCTCTTGATGGAAAAACATGAGAAAGAAAATGTGTGCATTGACTGCAAACATTATGAAGCCTGTGGAAAACCAGAACGATTTATGAGGTGCTTGGGATATGAGAAAGCAGTAAATGCAGAAAGGAAAGACAATGATAGATGAACTTATGGAAAAGTTGCTGGAAGAGCCAGTAGTAGATAATAACGAAATAGTGTTTACGAGCAGAGCTGTAGAACTGATACATGAAATTTCAGAGAAGTGTAAAGGTATTCAGATAGTAGAGCAAACGAGGGAACAGGCAGAGGAATATGCTAAGGATTTATCTGCAGAGGAAGTGTACTATGATATGCTCCGTAAAATTGTGGATGCTCCAACTACTTTACACATGAAATGCTCAGTAAGAATGCTTGTACCCATTATTGACCGAAAGTTGAAAGAGAGGGGACTGTGATGGGATTAGGAAACTACGAACAGAACTTAATAAAGTCAATTGCTGAGAATGATATAAGGGAAGCCAGAAAGTGGGCGGTGGCTGCATTGAATGCGGACACTACTCAAAAAAACAAAGGCTTTGTGACCAGATATAAGAACATCCTCACATCGGAGGGAGCAGGAATGATAGAACTTCCGGGAAACCTCAAAGATATTCTTGTTTGCGAAGATGTTTCCTTGTCGTTCAAAGAGAATCGCTACTATGTGACAGAACGACAGGAAATCATTGCAAAAAATATTTTCAGACTGGCTAAGGTTAGCGGGAAACTTATGGAACTGATGATACCATACAAAAATGCAACTCTACTCTATGGACCGCCTGGGACAGGCAAAACAATGTTTGGAAAGTACATAGCGTACAAAATGGGATTGCCTTTTTGCTATTTGAATTTTTCAAAGGTTGTGGATAGTTACATGGGGGTTACTTCTCGGAACATTGCACAGGCATTTACCTATGCTTCTACAAATCCTTGTGTTTTTATGTTGGACGAGGTTGATACTATAAGTTGCAATAGAGAAAGAACTTCAAGTGGAGCAGACCGGGAAATTGGTAGAGTTACGGTTACTTTAATGCAGGAATTTGACAAACTTGCAAATGATGTTGTGGTTATTGCGGCTACAAATAGATTAGATATTTTAGATAAAGCATTTGTGAGTAGATGTTCCCAAAAGTATGAAATGCCACCGTTTACAGTGGAAGAGAGCAAACAGATGGTCAATAAATTTTTAAATGATATTGAGATATCGATTCCGGATATTGAGATTGATCAGATTGTTCAAAAAAATAGTGACCAACGAACAATTATGGCAGATGTTATTCGGCTTATTGCAGACAGGCTGGAGGTGGAGGATGAAAATAGTTAGTATTTCAGACTATGCAATACATCATCGAATAGGCAGGAGCGAGCCAACAGGAACTACATACATTACACGATTTGGAAATACCAGACAGAAAAATGTGTTCAAGGAATTCTACAAGACCAACATAGGAGAATTTACTCCGGAGAAGTGGTTGGAAGTTACCTTGCAGATAATACAGACACTTATGGAAAATGAACTTCTGGAGGAAATAAAGGAACATGTCGCAGGTCATTGTGTGTGGCTTAAAAATGATAAGGAGGTTGAAGAATACTCGGCATCCTGTTTAGCTTCTGGGGCATATATGTACTGGGAAGATTTTAAGGACAAGAGACTACCGGCACATAAGGTATTTATCTTTGAGGGAGGTGATTTCCGATGGCAGTCTGTATGGAATGCGGAAGAAAATTGAGAAGCCAACAAAGCAAGGAAGTAGGATACGGACCGGTATGTTATAAGAGAGTGTTCGGTACCAGTATGCGGATCCGTGATGGAGATTCAAAAACAGGTACTGCTTCAGACGATTTTCCATATTATGAAATACCAGGGCAAATGTCGATTGAGGATTTTATAAAAGCAGATGAAAAGTAAAAGGAGAGTGCTTTCGCAACCCTCCCAACAGACAGTTAGATTATATCATAATTCGTTATGAATTTGAAATAAAAAAGAAGGAGGGCGACAGCATGGACAGCCAATCAACAGAAGAAAGAGCAGAAAAAGTTATAATAGCTCTTACACCAGAACAATTGAAGGATATTTGTGCAAATGCAGCTGAAATTGGAGCAAAGGAAGCATTAAAAACCTATGATCAGGAAAGAAAAAAAGAGCAGGGAAAACGGGCAGACAGAAGATTGCGAAATACAAAGCTGCTCCTGCGTAATTATCACATGCTCAAAGAACATGCGGAAAACTCAGTTTTCGGGCGAACACAGATGGAGGAATCGGCTTTGGATATCTTGGAATCAATGATGAATCTTTATGACAATGAGGTGATCATTGAAAGCATCAAGAGAAGCGCAACCAGAACTGCTATTATCGTTTCGCATATCGAGACGATGTTCGGTTTGTATGATGCTTATTGTGAAAAATCTCCGAACCAGGATATAGACCGTAGGAGATACGAGGTGGTTTGGGATAAATACATGGCAGAGCCGGTTCTTACCGTAAAAGAGATTGCGGCAAAACACAATATGTCAAAGGAAAATGTGTATTCCGATTTGAGAGTTGCAGAGGAAAGATTGACCGCTCTTATATTCGGGGTGGACGGATTGAAAGTACGATAAAGCCACCGTCTACAAAATAATTACATTGACATCACAGCTTATAAATGGCAAAATCGTATTTGTAAAATTCTAAATCGAACGTCGGGGAAGTCTGCAGAGTTGTTGCAGGCTTCTTTTTTGATGCAAACTTTCCGAGAAAGGAGAGACGATTGAACAGGAAATGCACCTGCTCCTCCAGAATAATATTGATTGGAGGATAATAATGAATTACACAATTATGGTGCTGGCTGCTTATGCGGTAATTATGATTGCGGCAACAGTACTTATGACAAACAAAGAGAAAAGCGTCGAAAGGTTTTGTGTTGGAAATAGAAATACAGGATGGTTTATGTCTGCATTAAGCATTGCAGCTACATGGATATGGGCTCCTGCACTATTTACATCAACAGAGAATGCTTATACCAAAGGCTTTGCAGGGCTGTTTTGGTTTCTGGTACCTAATGTGCTTTGCCTCATATTCTTTATTCCGTTTGCTAGGAGAATAAGAAAAGAAATGCCGGAAGGAATCACACTGTCTGGATATATGCACCAGAAATACCAGTCTGAATCGGTAAAAAATATTTACCTGTTTCAGCTTGGAGCATTATCGGCATTATCTACAGGAGTCCAGTTATTGGCAGGAAGTAAAATATTAAGTATGCTGACAGGCATTCCATTCTGGATCATGACAGTAATCATGGCTGTGATTGCCTATTCGTATTCACAGTTCTCTGGAATAAAGGCTTCGATACTGACGGATTCTATACAGATGGTCTTTATGTTGATTGCAAGCGTTTGCTTTGCAGTTTTCGGCATTAAGAATGGTGGTGGTATTCAAAATATGTTCGCAGGAATTGGCGGATATACAGGAGAGTGCAGCTCCCTTTTCTCTGCAAAAGGTATAGAGATATTTCTTGGTTTTGGACTCCCCACAACAGTTGGGCTTATCTCGGGACCATTTGGCGACCAATGTTTTTGGCAGAGAGCATTTTGTGTAAAGAAAAATCGAATAGGAAGGGCTTTCTTTGTTGGAGCAATTCTATTTGGCATGGTGCCATTGTCAATGGGAATCCTTGGGTTTGTCGGAGCTGGAATGGGATATACGGCAATTGATACAGGTGTGATTAACTTTGAACTCATTTCAGAGTTATTTCCGAGCTGGGCGGTAATCCCATTTTTATTTATGATTGTATCTGGATTATTATCTACGATTGACAGTAATCTGTGTGCAATATCATCCCTCACAACAGACATATTCAGAAAGAATACACTCGGAAAGACCAAGATTGCCATGGTTGCGCTGTTGGTAATAGGAATTATAGTTGCCAATATCCCAGGGCTTACAGTTACGCATTTGTTTTTAATGTATGGCACACTCAGAGCAGCAACGCTTCTCCCAACAATATTTACATTAAAGGGAGTAAAGCTCAAACCAGAAGGTGTTGTTACTGGTATTGCGACCGCACTGATTATAGGACTTCCTGTATTTGCTTATGGAAATATCACAGGAACTGCAGCTTATAAAACAGCAGGCAGTCTTTTGACAGTCCTGTTATCCGGAACAGTCGCTTTGATTGTAAGCAGAAAGAGGGGGGCAGAGAATGGATAGCGTACTCGGAAGAAAGCAGCGAATCAAAAACTCTGACTGGATAGAAACTTTTGACAAAATCGAACAGCTGATAACCAAAGAAGAACTGGATCAGCTTGTGAATAAGACAATACAGGATATTAAAGCCAAGACAAAGGGAAAGCAAGCCGCCTATGCATGGAGCGGCGGAAAAGATTCCCTTGTTCTTGGAGAAATTTGCCGTCGGGCAGGAATAAGCTCCTGCGTCCTCGTAATCAGCAATTTGGAGTATAAAGCATTTACGCAATGGGTTGAGGATAATAAGCCTCCGGAATTGACAATTATCAATACAGGGCAGGACTTAAAATGGCTTGTTGCCCATCCGCACATGCTTTTCCCACAGGATAGCAAGTATGCCGCCCAATGGTTTCACATTGTTCAGCACAGAGGACAGGCAAAATACTACAAAGAAAACAATCTTGATATGCTCCTTCTCGGAAGACGAAGAGCTGATGGAAATTATGTTGGAAAAGGAGATAACATTTATACCAACAGTCAGGGAGTTACAAGATACAGCCCTTTGTCAGATTGGACGCATGAGCAGGTTTTGGCATATATCCATTATTATAATTTGGCTATGCCGCCTATATATGATTGGAAAAATGGCTATCTGTGCGGAACACATCCTTGGCCAGCAAGGCAATGGACAGGAAGTACGGAGAATGCCTGGAGCGAAATCTATGAGATTGACAGCTCCATAGTAAATGAGGCGGCAGAATATTTTGAGAGTGCAAAAGCATTCTTGAAGACAATAAAATAAGTTGCTGACATTTGACAGCATTTGCAGACAAAGGATTGCAAGTGCTGTCTTTTGCTATTTGCAGATAGCTTATATATCATACGGATTTGTTCCTCCAATCAAAATACAGGAGGATACAAAGATGGAAATTATCACAATGAAGCTGGTGGACCTTGTGAAGCCAGAAAAGAATGTCAGAATTCATACGGAGCAACAGCTGAAGGAGTTCCAAAGAAGTGTCAAAATGTTCGGACAGATCCGTCCGATTGTTGTTGACGAAAACAATGTAATCTTGGCAGGAAATGGTTTGTATGAAACATTGATTGCCATGGGAAAAGAAACAGCTGATGTTTATAAGTATGACAATCTTACTGAAAATCAGAAAAAGAAGCTGATGATTGCAGACAACAAGATTTTCAGCTTAGGTATTGAAAATCTCGATACACTCAATAGCTTTTTAGAAGACCTGCAGGGCGACCTGGATATCCCGGGCTTTGATGAAGACATATTAAAGCAGATGGTGTCAGAGGCAGAGGATGTTACAGAAAAGCTCTCCGAGTATGGCACTTTGGATGATGAAGAAATCCAGAGTATTAAAGAAAGCGGAGAGAGAAAAGAACAGCAGATTCAAAAAGCGGAGGCGGAGCAGGCAACACCAGCACCGCAGCCAATTGCTCAGCCACAACAGGAAATGCCAGAGGACAGTGAAGATACCACCGAAGTAAAGAAATTTGTTATCTGTCCGAAATGCGGGGAGAAAATATGGCTATAAAGCGGTGCGAATCCAGTATAGATGTTGTAAAGGCCGCCAAAATCCGTATAAGAAATGTATTCCAAAACGGATTGCCGGTGTATATGTCTTTCAGCGGTGGTAAGGACAGCCTTTGTATGGCACAGCTTGTTATGGAGCTTGTGCAGGCAGGGGAAATCAATCCGGCACAGCTTATTGTACAATTTATAGATGAAGAAGCCATTTTCCCTTGCATGGAAGATAAGGTGAGGGAATGGCGAAAAAGATTTATGTTAATTGGAGCAAAGTTTGAGTGGTATTGCCTTGAGGTAAAACACTACAACTGCTTTAATGAACTGTCCAACGATGAAACATTTATTTGTTGGGACAGATATAAAAAAGATGTTTGGGTAAGACAGCCACCATCATTCGCAATCAGAAACCATCCGCTGTTAAGACCTCGCATTGATGCATATCAGGATTTTCTTCCAAGAATATGCAGCGGAGGAATTACGATTACAGGAATCCGAACAGCGGAATCAGTACAGAGACTGCAGAATATTGCAACTATGCTGAGAGCAGGAAAGACCATGACGAATAAACACCAGGTATTTCCGATATATGATTGGACCAATAATGATGTATGGCTTTACCTCCTTCGGGAAAAAGTTGACATACCAGAGATTTACCTGTTCTTGTGGCAGTCAGGAACACGAAAAGGACAATTGAGGGTATCGCAGTTCTTTTCGATTGACACGGCAAAAAGCCTTGTCAAAATGAATGAATATTATCCGGACCTTATGGAACGGATAGTAAGGCGAGAACCGAACGCATATCTGGCCGCCTTGTATTGGGATAGCGAGATGTTCGGTAGAAGCACAGCTGCAAGAAAACAAAACGAGAAGGGGATGACGGAAAAAGATTATAAGGCCGCCCTTTTAGAATTGTTTTCTGATATGGATGGAAATTTCCAAACGAAGCACAAGAGATATGTTGCGGAACGATACAGGAACTTCTTTATGAGTGTTTCTGCTATTGCGGACAATAAGGATTGCAAGGCTATATATGAAGGACTTATTTCTGGTGATCCAAAGCTGCGTTCCTATCGTGCTTTATATCAGAGAATCTATGGTAAATACATTACAGAAGCCAAAAAGAAGGAGGGCATGACAAATGGATAAGAAATTGAGTAGTCCGCTTTCCACTCTCCAATGGGTAGACAGGGACAGAGTAAAACCAAACGATTACAACCCAAATAAAGTATCGAAGCAGAACTTGGAATTGCTGAAGCAATCCATACTAACCAACGGATGGACGCTGCCGATTGTCGTGAGACCAGATTTCACGATTATTGATGGTTTCCATCGATGGACTGTTGCGGGAGAAGAACCTCTGAAATCAATGCTTGAAGGTAAGGTTCCTGTTGTAATTGTAGAACATAAGGATAAAGCCGGTAATATTTACGGTACTGTAACCCACAACAGGGCAAGAGGTACACATTTGCTTGAACCTATGAAAGCGATTGTTAAAGAGCTTATGGGAGAGGGGAAATCTGTTGAAGAAATCGGTAAGCAGCTTGGCATGAGACCAGAAGAAATATTCCGATTATCGGACTTCTCCAAAGAGGACTTTTTGAATATGATGATTAAACCAAATCAAGGTTATTCAAAAGCAGAGTTTATAACGAAGATTTAATGTTAAAACAATAAATATTCGTGAGAGTGACACACGGGAGGGCATACACCCTCCCTTTTGTGCGTCCACGATTGCAAAACGAACAGGAGAGAGGTGGTGATATGCCGAGAGCACCGAGCGAGAAAGTAACACAAGCTGAAAAGCTATTCAATGATGGTATGGCAATGGTTGAGATTGCTAAGAAACTGGAAGTTTCAGATGGAACAGTCCGCAGCTGGAAGAACCGGTACGGATGGGGAAAAGCCTCAAAAAAAAACAAGTGCAACGTTGCGAAAAAAAATGAGAAGAAAAATGCAACGTTGCAAAAGAAAAAGAGGGGAGGTCAACCCAAAAATCAGAATGCAAAAGGCGGTTCTGGCAATCCAAACCCAAACCCTCCACCAGACAGAACAAAGCATGGTGGTTATGTTCCTGTATTTATGGATGCGTTGGATTCAGATGAGCAGGAGCTTCTTGAGTCTATTCCAGAAGATACAGAGCTTCAACTGATGGAACAGATACAGCTTTTTTCGATTAGAGAGCGAAGAATACTTAAAGCAATCAATAAATACCGCGAACAAAAAGGAGAGGTTGCGGTAATGGATGTGAACCGAAGCGAGTCAAAACGCTCGTTTAAAGACCAAGAGGAAGAGGCAGAGTACGATAGGCGCCAGAAGGAGAAGGTTGATAATAAAGAAATTCTTCCGGGTAAGTCCTATAATATAGCAACACACACAGCCAATAAGGATATGATCATAGCGAGGCTGGAACAGGAACTTTCTACCGTGCAGAGCAAAAAGACCAAGGCTATTGAAGCGTTGTCCAAGTATCGCATAGAAAAGGCAAGGCTTGAAAGTGAAAGTGCTGGTAACGATGCGGTTGATGATTGGATTGCAGCTGTATTGGGAGAGGAAGTGAGCGAAGATGAATAAGAACTCACGGACATTACGAAGAAAATTCTTCCAGAAGAAAATCCCAATATACAGGAAAAATCCGGTGCTATTTGCACAAGAGGTATTGCTGTTTGAGCCTGATGATTGGCAAAAACAAGCTTTGATGGATTTGGCAGAAAGCCCGAAGGTTGCAATCAAGTCTGGACAGGGTGTTGGAAAAACAGGCATGGAAGCTGTTGCTTTGCTGTGGTTTTTATGCTGCTATCCCTATCCAAGAATTGTTGCAACAGCTCCTACCAAACAGCAGTTGCACGATGTATTGTGGTCCGAAGTCAGCAAGTGGATGAGCAAGTCTCCTTTGCTCTCAGACATCCTCAAATGGACGAAGACCTATATTTATATGGTTGGCAACGAAAAGCGTTGGTTTGCCGTAGCTAGGACTGCTACAAAGCCAGAGAATATGCAAGGTTTTCACGAAGATAATATGCTGTTCATTGTTGATGAAGCTTCTGGTGTTGCAGATCCTATCATGGAAGCAATACTCGGTACTCTTTCTGGTGCAAACAATAAGCTGCTGATGTGCGGAAACCCTACAAGAACATCTGGAACATTTTACGATGCTTTCAATGTGGATAGGTCGATATACAGGTGCCATACGGTATCGTCGGCAGATAGTAAGAGGACCAACAAACAGAATATTGAATCTCTCATACGGAAATATGGGAAAGACAGTAATGTTGTTCTTGTCCGTGTGTTCGGAGAGTTTCCAAAGCAGGAAGATGATGTGTTCATAGCTCTTTCTATAGTAGAGCATTGCTGCATGTTGGATTTGCCAGACGATGTCCCTATTAAGCGAATATCATTCGGTGTGGATGTTGCGAGATATGGCTCGGATGAAACAGTTATTGCTAAGAATGTAGGAGGAAGAATAACACTTCCTGTATCATTCAGAGGGCAAAGTCTTATGACAACAGTTGGAAAGATTGTGCAGCTCTATAGACAAGCTATAACAGAGTTCCCACGATATAGAGGGAAGATATACATTAACATTGATGATTGCGGCCTTGGTGGCGGAGTTACAGACCGCCTCGAGGAAGTAAAACAGGAAGAAAAGCTCACACGAATGGTGATTGTTCCGGTTAATGCCGCAGGTAAAGTTCCGGAAGAAACAATTGGTGATGGGAAGCAGAAAGCCTGTGATATTTACGACAATATGACAACATATCTTTGGGGCACAGTGAAAGATGCCTTGATGATGGAGGAAGTAAGTCTGGAAAATGACAATGAGCTTGTCGCTCAGTTTACTTGCAGGAAATATAGGCTGACGAGCAGGGGGAAGATGCTGCTTGAAAGCAAAGAGGAAATGAAGAAACGAGGAATTGATTCCCCGGATAGAGCAGATGCGGTTGCACTGTCTTGCTACCAGAAAAAGACATTCAATATCGGAAGTCTCGTAGATTAGGAGGTGAGGAAATGCAGGACAATGAGAAAGAAAGCAGAGCAGATGGATATAAGAATCTGATGAATAAGTATGGTACTCAAGATGATGTGTCAGAGCAGTATCGTTTTGAGAGTGATGATCCTGTAACAGATGTGGAACTCACACTGAACTACGAGGAAAACGGATTGTTCGCTAAGATAATAGATATCCCATCTGATGATGCTGTTAGTAGTGGATTTGAATATGGTGTAAATGATGTTGACCTGGAAACATTTATAAATGATTCACTTGACGAGTTGGACTTTGAGGGTGCAGCTTCTACAGCTATCAAATGGTCGAGACTTTATGGCGGATCGCTTATGGTTATGATTATTGATGATGGCAAACAGATTGATGAACCTGTTGATTGGGATAACATCAGAGGGATTGATGAACTGCTTGTGTTTGAAAGACCTTTGATTACACCAGATTACAACAGCATATATAATCACGATCCAAAGACCGGTAAATGGTCGAAATTTGGAAAGCCTGAATTCTACGATGTATCTCCAATGTATGGCAAGCAGTTTCGTGTCCACGAAAGCAGGTGCCTATTGTTCAAGAATGGAACTCTGCCGCAGTCAAGTTCAAGAACCGAGTATCGGTTCTTTGGAATGCCGGAGTACACGAGAATACATAAAGCCTTGCAGGAAACTGTTACATCGCATGGAAATGGAGTTAAACTGCTTGATAGGGCGGTACAGGCAATTTACAAGATGAATGACCTTGCCAATCTTCTGGAAACAGACGAGGGCGAGGATATTGTTCTTAGAAGATTGCGTATAATTGATATGGCGAAAGGCATCATCAATTCTATAGCTATTGATGCGAACGGAGAAGATTACGATTATAAGACTGTGACATTTTCCGGAGTAAAGGATATTATCGATGCGACATGCAATATGCTTTCGGCAGTAACAAACATCCCACAGACGAAGCTTTTTGGAAGGTCACCAGCCGGCGAAAACTCCACCGGAGAGGGAGATATGGAGAACTATTACTCCTATGTGAATAAGATTCAGAAGTTGAACCTCAAAAGAAATCTTGGAGTGCTGATTGATATTATCTTGATAGCCGGAAAGTATAAAGGCGAGTTCGAGGAAATACCGGATTATACACTGAAATTTAAACCTCTTTGGAATCTGAGTGAAGCGGAACAGGCTGGGGTTGATCAGACGAAGGCGGCAACTGAACTTACAAAGGCACAGACCGCACAGGTTTATGTCGATATGCAGGCTCTTGATGCTTCGGAAGTCAGAAAGCGATTGGCAGAGAACGGAGAATTTACTGTTAATGATATTCTGGATGATGAAGACGATTGGGAGGCTATGGTAGATGATGCTCCGGTTAATGCCAATGAATCAGCCGAAACATCGAATACAGCATTGTCTGCAGAAACAAAAGCACCAAAGGAGCAAGAAGAAACTGAAACTGATTCAGCAACGGATACAACTATTCCTACCGGATGCGGAGTCATTGTTGTGAAAGATGGGAAAGTGCTTGTTGGCACAAGAAAAGACAATGGACTTGTGTGTGGACCTGGAGGACATATTGAAATAGGGGAAACACCGGAAGATGCAGCTATAAGAGAAACAAGGGAAGAATTTGGCATCAATATAGCAAATATAATTCCGGTAACTTTGATTTCTGGTATGTCCGAACAATATTGTCCTTCGCAGGTTTTTCTATGCACAGAGTATTATGGAAACCCAATATGCTTTAATACAGAGATGGAAGATGCTCGTTTTGAAGATATAGGAAGTGTTCTTGACATGGACTTATTCCTTCCGTTTAGACTTTCACTTGAGGACTTTCTAAGGCAACTGGATGAAATTCGGTTGACAGCTGAGGTAAGTCAAAGTAATATGGAAGCAGATGGAGGTCCTGGCTCTGGAAGATACCCAAAGGGTAGCGGAAAAAAGAATGAAAAGAGCGGCTCTAAGAAAAAGAAATCCCAGTCCTTGCCAATGACTGCAAAGGAAAAGGCGAAGGTGACGCATGATATAAATAATGTGTATCACGCAAAGTATAAGGGTAAGTCGAGTTGCTATATAAGGACGCATTCAAATGAACCAGATAGCCCAGCTTATGTATATCGATTCAGAAACCATGGTTTTGATGATTACGAAATATACATGAAGGAATCCACAGATTAAGGAGGTTGTCCTATGAAAGAACAGTTATTAGCTGAATTGAAGGAATTGACTGAAAATGTTTCGGACACATACGATGACTTTGTGTATGGAATAAATTGCACAATGAAAAAGCAGGATGAAGAGGACATTCAAAGCGTCATTGATTTCATCAAAGAGAATCCAGAGAGAACATCATCCGATATTATTGAGTATTTGGATGAACTTGGAATATAAGATACGAGCCTTGCTGAGCGTGAGGCTCTTTTCTTTTGCCCTGTAGTGCCGCTAATTGTGGCATTATGGGGCTTTTTTAGTGCCAATAGTCAAATAGACGATTATAAGCTAATTTCCGAATAAGAGGCAATGAGAGAAGGTGAGAGTTTGGATGAAAGATTGAGAAAAGAACTGTTGCGGTCTGAATTGAAAGAGCGGAACAATGGGAAAAAGATTATCCGATGCAAATACAGGCCCAAGTATCCTGACAGTGCAGAAAGAGAGTATGTAAGATTGATAAATGCCTATATGACCATTGAGAAAGAAGTGCTTATGAAGTATATACCAGAGATTAAGCAAATACTCAATGATGGTACACAGCTACATACTGATTCCAAGAAAGATAACGAGAAGAAACGCAGGACAGCTCGGTTTTCAGCTTTGGATAATACAATAGTCCGTCTTACAATTCTTTTTAAGACTATTCAGAGAGAGCTTGATAGTGCCTTTGGACTTTATGATTTAAAAAGGCAGATAAATAGAATTGCCAACCTTGATCACAAACTCACAGTTCGGGAATGGAAAAAAGCAGTAAGTAAGACATTAGGTATTGATTTGCTTGATGACTATTATTCTGGAGAATATTACGCACAGATGTTGGAAAAGTGGGTGTCTGACAATGTGGACTTAATAAAGACGGTTCCTAATCAATCTCTTGAGCGAATGAAGGAACTGGTTTATGAAAGCTATATGAAAGGCTCAACCACAACGAATATCGTAAGAGAAATTCAGCGCCAATATGGAATGAGTAAGCGTCATGCAAAACTAATAGCCAGAGACCAGACAGCGAAGCTTAATGCTGATATTACGGAGAGCCAACAGAGAGATGCTGGTGTGTCAAAGTATGAATGGTCTGGAGTAATGGATAGACGAGAGCGGAAAAGCCATAGAGAGCTGGAAGGAAAGATAATCAGCTGGGACAATCCGCCAGATGTAGGAAATGGCAGAAAATGCCATCCTGGACAGGATTATCAATGCCGGTGTTGTGCAATTCCGGTGTTTGATATAGATAATCTGGATTTGCCAGTTTGAAAGGAAGTGGTTGCATTGAAAAAGTGACAGAAAGCAGGAGGTGCAGAAAGTGAAGCTGAAACGAATTGACAGCATTTCCATGGATCAGACTTATTACACAGATGAAGGCTATCTTGTAGATCACCCAATTGTGACTACATGTGGCATATTTGAGTATAAGAATGATGATGGAAGCGCACGGAGGGAACTCCGATTGCCTGAGAATGTCTTTGACAAGAAATCGTTGGAGAGTTACAAGGGCAAACCAATCATCATTACACATGATGCTGGAGAAGTGGATAAGGAGAATGTCCGCAGAGAACAGATAGGCACAATTATGAGTGAAGGATACAGGGATGGAGATAGCGTTCGCTGTGAGATTATTATTCATGATACAAATGCTTTGAAAAGTTGCGGATTGAAAGAGTTATCCCTTGGATACAGCCTTGATACTGATGATACTCCGGGAGTATATCACGGAGAGAAATACGATTGTATTCAGAAAAATATCGAAATCAATCATCTTGCACTTGTCGGAGAAGCAAGAGCGGGAGAAACTGCCCGCTTGAATATCGATGGCAAGGATGATGATACACAAATCTTAAAAGGAGGCAAAGTAATTATGTACAAACCTAATTCAAAAGGCCGCAGAGCTGATGAGGGCGAAGAGCTTACACCAGAAGAGATGGAAGCTGCTATTGCATTATTCAAGGCTCAGAAAGCCGCAAATCAGGCAACTGGTGAGGGAGTTGATGGAGAAAATCCAGAGGAAACACCAGCGGCTAATCCGGAGGAAAATGGAGAACCGGAAAAGACACCTGTTGAAAAGGTCAAGGAGAATATTGACCGCAGAGATGCCGAGGGTGATGGTATGTCGCCAGAGGATATTATTGCAGAGCAGAAAGCAGATCTTGATACTCTCTTACAGGAGATTGACAAGATGCAGGCTCAGAGCGATATGAATGGTGATGAAGGAGAAGATACTGGAGAGAAAGATGAAACTGCTCCTACAGACGAAAACACAGATTCGGATGATAAGGGAGCGGGTGCAGAATGCAATCCGGAGAAACAGAAAGGAGTAAACATGGATTCTGTGGATAAAATTATTCAGGACCGCCTTGATGTGTGCCGAATGGCTGACCGATTAAACCTTGATGGAGTTGAGGGACTTTCGGTAAGAGAAGGAAGAAAACGCATTATCAAGGCAGTTAATCCGAAGATGAATCTTGATGGAAAGAGTGACAGCTATATCAATGCAGCTTATGACATTGCAAAGCAGTCATTCCATGAGAGAAAGAGCACTAATGATCAGAGAGAGAGAATTGCAGCTGATAAGGTCCGCAAGGATGCAAAAGAGGTTAGTAATTCAACATCTGCTCGTAAGAAAATGATTGCGAATATGACAGGAGGTAGAAAGTAATGAGCACAGCAGTACAGACAAGTTATGGCTTTGGCTTTCCTAAAGGAGTGGCCGGCGGGCTGTTTGATTTATCAGCCCATGATGTTACAACAAGACAGGCAGAAGGTGATGGTGTTGCCTTTGGTCTTGGTGTTGTCGTTGGAACAAATAAAGGCACTGACGTAAAACTTCCGGCAACAGGTGCAACGTCTGATGATTTTGAGGGTGTTGTAGTACACAATTCTGTTATGGTGGAAAAGGATATGGATAACAATGTTTCCATCAACAGCAAGCGTACAGTAGGCTGCCTTCATTTTGGAAGAATTTGGGTGCAGACTGGAGCAGCAGCTAAACCTGCATACAAGGAGAAGGTTTACTTAATTACGGATGGTGATGAGGCAGGAAAGTTCACAACATCTGCAGATACAGCAACCAAGGTGGAAGTAAATGCTATTTTCCTTGGAGAAACTGATAATGGCATTGCAAACGCAGAGTTCAGACCGGGTGCGGTTGTGAAAGCTGCGGAGAAATAAGAAGGAGGTATTCACGAATGAAAGATTTTAACATGGATGATTACAGTGCATTAAAGGGCTCTACCCTTGTTAAGGGGCTTGCGGGAAGTGAGCAGCTTCGTTTTGATAGTGTTGAATCTGCAACTGTATTCTTTGCCAGAGAGCTTGACCAGGTAAAGACAAAGACTTATGACAAGCAGTATCCGGAGCTCTCTGCATTGTCTTACTTCCCTATCACTTCTGAGGTTAATGAGGGAGCAGAAACCACAACATATTACAGCTATGATATTACCGGTATGGCGGCAATCATTAACAATTATGCCACAGACCTTCCTAGAGTTGATGTACAGGGCGAATCCCACACTGCTTCTATTAAGTCTGTCGGTGACAGCTATGGTTACAATGTGCAGGAAATGAGAGCTTCCAGAATGGCAGGAAAGTCTCTTGATGCCAGAAAAGGTGCAGCTGCAAGAAGAGCGTCAGATTATATGGTTAATAAGATTGCTTTTGCAGGCGATAAGAAACATAATCTCGTCGGCATTTTCTCTGATGGTACCGACATTCCTCTGTACACTTTGTCCGAGGTTGAAGTTGATGGAAAGAAGTACACAGACTGGGCACATAAGACTGCTGATCAGATTCTTGAGGATATCAATGGCATGCAGAAGTTTGTTGACAAGATTACAATGTCTATCGAAAAGCCTGATACATTAGCTCTTCCGTCGTACATTTACATGGATCTTTCAACAAGAAGAATTCCAGATACGGAGACTACTGTACTCAGCTTTATCAAAGACCATGCACCATACTTAAAGAACTTCGAGAGCATGGCAGAGTTACAGGATTCCGCTACTGATATCAATCCTACAGGAAAGAATGTTGCATTTATGTACACGAAGGATCCGGAAAAGTTCAGTTTGGAAATTCCGCTTCCGTTCTACCAGTACCCATTGCAGGTACAGAAACTCGAGACAGAGATTCCTTGCGAAACAAGAACTGCTGGACTTATCATTTATTATCCGTTATCAATGCTTCTTGCATACGGAATTTAAGGAGGAAATGACATTATGAAGATTATCAATAAGTCGAGAAAGATTATCGGAATCAACGGAGAGCCACTCCTTCCTGGAGCGGATTTAGAGTTACCGGAGGGAATGGAAACCCATCCGGTAATTTCTTACTATCTGCAGAAAGGAATTGTGGTTGACTCCCAGAATGTCTCTGCGGAGGAGAAAACAGGTATTAGTGACCTTGAAAGAGCTCACATTGAGGAGGAAGCTATTGCCAAGTACAAGGCAGAGCAGGAGAAAGCGGCAAAAGCCGCAGCTTCTAAAGAAGCTGAAATTAAGGCTGTTAATACCATGAAGAAAGACGAGCTGCTTACTAAGGCTGCCGGTATGGGACTTGAAGTAAACGACGATGATAAGGTTGAAACTTTGAAGGAGAAGATCATAGCCGAACTCAGCAAATAGGAGGTGGCTGTTATGGATGCCTTTGAAATTATTCGGAAAACTATGAATGAGTTTGCGGAGGTGTCAGATGATACGATACAGGCTTTCATATCTCTTGCAGAGCCACTAATCAGCAAAAAGAGGTTCAGAAAGTTGTATCCGCAGGCTTTGGCATATTTAGCGGCACATAAAATGAAAATGTCTGGTTTAGGAAAGACAATCGGCATAGGAACGATAGGGGACACCATTGGATTATCTTCTGTTTCGGAAGGTGAGACATCGGTGTCCTTTTCCAATAATCAGGCAGGAAACACTGCGACGGATTCAGAATTTGGATTAACAGTATACGGCATGCAGTATCTCAATTTGAGAAAGCGTTGCATTGTTACTATTGTGTCGGCGGGTGTTGATTATGGCGGTTAAAGTCAGAGAGAAAGTTACTGCTGATGGCAAGAAGTTTCAGAAGATGTTAGAGGACCTTGACAAACTGGAGGTACGAATAGGCATACAGCAGGGAGCCGGTAGCGATAATGGTGTGGATTTGGTTGATATCGCAATGTTCAATGAACTTGGAACTGTCCATATTCCGTCGAGACCATTCCTGCGAGATAGTGTTGACGCTCATTCTTCTGAAATCAATGCCTTTTTGCAGTCAATGAGGATGCAGCTGGTAAAAGGTGGCTCTGCAGAAGATGTACTAAAGAAAATAGGAGTGTTTCAGAAAGGCTTGATACAGAAAGAGATTGTTAATGGAGATTTTGTTCCGAATTCTCCGGAAACGATTAAAAGAAAAGGTTCTGATAAGCCATTGATTGATACAGGCCGCATGAGGCAGTCAATTAACTATGTAATACAGGAGAAAGGAGGGTCTGACTAATGCCATTCTTTGGAAACACATACACATTGAGAAGATATGGGGAAGACCAGATTATAGATGGATATCCGACTGCCGGATACGAAGACATCCAAGTTGTTCTTGATGTGCAGACTATGTCGGATGATGAAGTGATAGAAGCTGGCGGGAGCAGAGATGAACAGATGTTGAAAACATTTGGTAATTTTTCAATCAGAACATCGAAACAGGAAGAATGTGTTAGATCAGACCAGCTTCTGTATGATGGAAGATGGTTTGAATGTATGTCTTCTCGCCTAAGCAGGAATACAATTTTAAAGCATTGGACATCAACATTTAAGCTGATACCAGTCAGCGAGAACAAAGAGCCGAGCAATTCTGAAATGGAGGAAACAGAATGACATTTTCGGAGGTTAAGAAGTTCATTTACGAACTTGTTAAGCGATATCATCCAGGAGCGATGGTGGTGTGGACGAAAACCAAAGGTGTAACACCTAAACCGCCATATATAACACTTGGATATAGCAATTTGAATAGGTCAGCTTTTCCTTTGTCAGACGATGAAAGAGAACATAGATATTACAATTATGATTTCATTTTCGAAATCAATTTGTACACTGTGGGAAGAGAAGTTAAAGCTGGAAACAGCAACTACTATGAAAATACTGCAGTTGAGGACTTGGAAGAGTTTATCAGATTTCTTGATTCGGACGGAATAACAGAAGAGCTGGCAAAAAAAGATGTAACTATTGTTATGAATCCACCAATACGGGATTTGTCAGAGCTGATTGGAGACACGAAATTTAATTATCGTTCAATGTGCGAATTTACGGTATCGTATGTCGGATTAGCAGATGGAAAATATGGAGTTTTGGAAAGCAAAGCAGTTCCAAACCCGAGCGGTGGAGGAATGAAAGAATTTGCAGAGGTAGAAACCTATGCAATAGAAGAAATAAAAATACAGGAGGAAACAGACAATGGCGATTAGAAATAATCTTAATGATATTGTCAAGGTGGATATTGCAATTTCTACTCCCGGTTCAAGCGATGAGAGCTTTAGCAATGTGCTCCTTGTTGTCGAAGGTCCGGAAACAGGAAAGAAATCTACAGATAATATTGGAACAAAGGTCGTTAGTATTTCACAGGCATCTGAGCTTGTGGATTATGGATTTTCAACAGAATCACAGGCATACATTATGGCGAGTGTGGCATTTTCTCAGTCACCGGCACCAAGTCTTATCTATGTTGTTGCAAGGCAGGTTACAAGCGAGGAAACAGACCCTGTTACTTATGAAAAAATCAGCGTAACACTTGATAGAGCCAAAGAAGCTGGCGGGTGGTATGGAATTGCCTTATCAAAGACATTTCTCACAAAGACTGACCTTGAAGAAGCTATCAAATGGACAGAATCCAATGACAAACTCTTTGGATTTACATTTATTGGAGAAACATTACCGGTCAGCACAACAAACTTCTTCCGCAGCTTTGCTGTTTATGGCGGTGGAGTACCAGATGTTGAGAGCAATCCAGATGAAAATTATTACATTTCTTTAGCAATGATGGCTAAGTGCTTTGGATATGATCCTGGAAGCGAAACATGGGGGTTAAAACCACTGGCGGCCGTATATCCGTGTAAGTTATCCACTGCTATGAAAAAATATTGCGATGAAAACTGCATTACATATTTTACAACTTATGCTAAAAAGAACGTCACAAGCTCGATGGGCGGCAAGGTGCTTGCAAACGAATGGATTGACACAATTCGATTCAGAGATTGGTTAAAGAATGACATGCAGGAAAGAGTATTTAATCTTCTTGTGTTGAACACGAAAGTGCCTTTTACTGATGAAGGTATTACTGCGGTTGAAGGCAAGATGGAGGAATCGTTAAAAGTGGGGCAGAAAGTCGGAGGAATTGCGCCTACAGAGTATGACGATGATGATAATGAAATTCCGGGATACACAATAACTGTGCCTTCATCCTCAAGTATGAGTGATTCAGAAAAGGCATCCAGACAGTTGACAGGCTGCAAGTTTACCGCCAAGTTAGCAGGAGCAATCCAAGTAGTAAATATCAGTGGCAACCTTGTGTACGCATAGAAGGAGGTGAAGGTTAATGCCAAGAGTAACAACTTATAATCCGAAAAAGATAACGCTTGCACTCGGAAACCATATTGCAAGTGGTTTTGCTGATGACAGCTTTATTGTTATTGAGCCTGCTGGCGATGGAAACAGCTATGTGGCAGGAGCAGATGGTGAAGTCTGCGTGAGTGTGGATCCGTCATCCATCTATACCGTAAAGGTATCTGTTCTTCAGAACTCTAAAACAAATGCATATTGCAAGAAGATGTATGAGAAGATGAAGAAAAATGGTAAGGGATTTTTCCCTGTTACAGTGAAGGATCTTGTTGGCAATGAGAAATTCAGCGCATCTACAGGCTGGATTACTAAGCCCGCAAGCAAAACTTACGGAAAAGCACAGAACAATCGCGAGTGGGAGATTGTAGTAGCTGATGGTGTAGAAAGTTAGGAGGTAAAATATGGCACGATTAAAGCAGCTTGAACCAAAGAAGGAAACGATTGGAGGTCTGAATTTTTATATAAGACCTTTTCCAGCTATGGTTGCCGCAAACCTTACGGGAGATTTAGCTTCGTTGCTTACCCCGGTTCTTGCAGCACTTATGCCGCTTGTAGGCAATAGCGACAATGAAAGCGATGGAGAAGATGGAGATTTGATGGACATTGATGTAAATGATGCGGCCGCTTCCATTTCAAAGAGTATGGAAGGGTTTTCTGGTAGCAAAGTTGAATCGATGATGAAAAAATTGCTCATTACTCATAAGAATGTAGTCGTTGAACTTCCTGTAATGGATGAGGACGATGTGGAGACAGGAGAGTATTCACAGGAAATACTTGATATGGATATCGTAAATGAGATTTTTTGCGGGGATGTACAGGACATGTTCATTCTCGCTTTTTATGTTATCCGTTTGAACTTCAATGGTTTTTTCAAGAGACTCGCCGGCCCATCTGGGAAAGTAGGCGAGTCTATAGCGAAGAAGATGAGGAAGATATTGTAAAATACGGAAAACTTGACACCTCGCAATTTTCCGAGCTGGAGTTAAGAATGTACATACTGATTAAAGCTAAATTAGCTTCAATGTTTGAGTTGAAGGAATATTACACCTTAGACGAGGCATTGAAGCTATATGCTTTATATCGTATGGATATGGATATTCAGAATGGAAAGGCTGAGGAAATGAGAGAAAGGAGGGAATAGCATTGACGATAAGAGACATTGCGGTTGCATTTGGTATTGAAGTTGATCAGAAAAGTGTCAGTGCGGCAGAGAATGCCATTAAAGGTGTAAAAAATATGGCCTCAAAGCTCTTAGGCGCTATTGGAATAGGCTTTTCAATTGCCGGTATTGCAAACTTGGCGGAAGCTGCGGCAGATGCAGAGGCATTAAAATCGCAGTTTTCGCAGGTGTTTGGAGATTTAGAGCAGGACGCTTCAGACAAGCTTGATAAGATTGCTGATGATACTGGAGTAACTGTAAATAGAATGAAGGGCAGTTTTACCCAGATAGCCGCATTTGCAAAGACAACAGGAATGGAGCAGGCGGACGCATTAGATATTGCTGACAGATCCATGAAAGCCGTTGCGGATTCTGCCGCATTCTACGATAGAAGCATAGAGGATGTAACTAATTCCCTCCAGTCTTTCTTGAAAGGTAATTTTGAAAATGACGCTGCTCTTGGTCTTTCATGTACTGAGACAACGAGAAATACAGCCGCAAATGCGTTGTACGGAAAGTCGTTTAAAGACTTGTCAGAAGCGGAAAAACAGCTGACATTACTGCAGATGGTTGAGGATGCGAATAAAGCCTCTGGTGCAATAGGACAGGCGGCCAGAGAATCTGATACATGGACCAATCAGCTTGGTAATTTGAAACAGAATGTGCAGGATTTGAAAGCGGCGGCTGGAAATGCGTTCTTAAAGCCGGCAGTAATGGTATTAAAACTGCTAAATTCCCTAGTATCAAAGGCAACTGTGGGGATGAAAAAGCTGACATCAGAGACAGGAATCCTAACCAAAGCATTCAATGGTATGCATGCTTTAGTAAAAAGATTGAAGCCAGCTATTGATCGAATGATGCAGACCTTGCAGATAGGGGCTAAAAAAGGCATGGGAATGGTGAAAAATGTTATAGATAAACTTGGTGGAGTTGATAACGCTCTGAAGCTCTTGGCTATTATTGCCGGAGCTTTTTTTATTGTGATGAATTGGAGCAAAATCATATCTGGAGCAAAAGCATTTATTACATTACTTACAAAGATGAAAGGCTTATTCAGCTTGGCAAACCTAAAGACTTTGGCAATAGTGGCAGCGGTTGTTTTACTAGCGTTGATTGTTGAGGATTTCATCAATTTCCTTATGGGGAATGATTCAGTTATCGGCACGATTTTCGATAAGGCAGGCATTGGTGCAGATAATGCCCGGGAAGCCATTTTTAAAGCTTGGCAGAAAGTGAAAGAGTTCCTGCTTAATGTATGGGATTTTCTCAAACAAGCTGCCGGAATGTGGGTTGACACTGTTAAAGGATTCTTTGAGAGGCACGGAGAAAGTATAAAAGAGAACTTTATGAGAGCCTGGGGAATCATAAAAACTTTTCTGAGTGGAGTGTGGACATTCATATCACAGTTAGCGGCAACGATATTTGGTGGAACAGAAGATAGTATTGATGGTTCTACAACAAGCACAAAGGATAAACTATTGTCAGTATGGCAAGCTATTCTCGATGCTTTGTCAGCGGTTTGGGATGCTTTATATGAAGCCGGAAGTGCTGTATTCAATGCTATTGCGACTGTAATAGAAACTGTATTTGGATGGATCCAGACATTTTGGAATGCGTGGGGTTCTACAATACTTGCATGGTTTAAAGGACTGTGGGACAACTGCGGACAATTTATAAATGGATTCCTTGAAGTAATAAAAGGACTTGCGAATTTTATAAGTTCTGTATTCACAGGAAACTGGTCTGGAGCATGGGAGGCTATCAAACAGATATTCTCTGGAATATGGGATATGATTGTAGCTTTCTTACAGCAGGCATGGAACACAATATCAACAGTTCTGACTATTGGATTAGGTGCTTTGCAGGCACTTTGGAACGCAATTTGGGGTGCAATAAGTGCATTTTTCTCTGGAATATGGAATGGAATAGTTTCTTTCTTGACAGGAATATGGAATACAATAACAAGCACTATTTCAAATGCAATAAATTCTGCTTATAACACGATAGTTTCAGTATTGCAGTCCATATACAACTTTTTCAGCAGTATTTTTTCAAACATAGCTAATTCCGTAAGTTCCACATTTAATAATATAGTGAGTGGAATTAAAGGTGCTGTTGGGAATATCAAGACTGCCATTGTTGATGGTTTTAATGCGGCAATCAGCTTTATAACAAGCCTTCCGTCAAAAGCTATTCAATGGGGTGCAGATTTCATAGGTGGCTTGAAGAGCGGAATTATGTCTGGTGTGCAGGGGATTGTGGATGCTGTGAAAGGCATTGGAGATAAAATCAAATCGTTTCTGCATTTCTCAGTTCCGGATGAAGGTCCATTAACAGATTATGAGAGCTGGATGCCTGATTTTATGGGTGGACTAGCCGAAGGTATCAGTTCAAACGAGGACACTGTTCTTGACAAAGTTAAAGGGCTTGCAGGCGGCATATCAACCCTTATGAAAGGAGCTACAGCTTCAGCTGCAACAGCAACTGGAAGTGCAGTAAATAACACAAGTAATACGACAAATGTGACACAGAACAATACCTTCAATAATTCTTACTCTGGCAGTGATGTACAGGCACAACAGAATGTATCGAAGGGCATGAAACAGTCGGCACAGGATGCCACAAGCTATATGGCTAAAGGGCTGGCATATGCAAGGTAGGTGAAAAGGAATGGCAAGAAATCTAAAACCGGTTAGCATTGCCGGAATAGAAGGGGATGCTCTTATCAGCGAGGATATCAGCTATTCTGCTGACATTCCTGAGTATCCTGTTGAAAATGGTTACAATGTATCAGACACAATTATATTAAAACCTATTCAGTTGAGCATCACTCTATATATAAGTGATAGCCCAGCTACATGGAGAAATCGCAAAGGGCATAGCCCTTCTGCGGGCAGAACCAAGAAGATATGTGAGAAGTTTGAGAAATTGTATTTTCAGAGAAAATTGGTAAAGGTTGTCACTACAGACAAGATATATACCAGTATGGGAATCACATCAATGTCAATTTCTCATAGTTCGGAAATTGGGTACGCACGACAGATACAGTTTTCATTAAAGAAAGTGTATATAACCAAAAGAAAAACGGTTTACATACCTAAATATATTTTGCAGAGTGGAGAATCGAAGAAGAGTGCAGGAAAAGCGACAACGTCATCCAGTAGTTCAAAATCTTCGAGTTCTTCGACAAGCAAATCTGGAGGCTCTGGCAAGTCGAGTGGTGGAAAGAAGGGCTCTATATTATATAACATCGGGAAAAAAACAGGATTTTTGTAGGAGGTGGGTAAATGCTATATATTACAGTTCCGGATATGAACGATAGTGTATCGTCGGTGACGATTGCAGAAAAAGAGTATCTTATCCGCTTTACATACAATGGAACAGGAGATTTTTGGAGCTTTGGATTATCAGACACAGACGAAAATCCTATTATTTCTCCGACCAAGATTGTGCCTAATTTCCCACTGACACATTTTATGAATTTCACATCATTGCCAGATGGAATATTTGGTGCAATTAGTGAAGAAACAAGACTTACAAGGGAATCTTTCAATAATGGAACCGCAGAATTTGTTTTTATACCTTGGGATGAATGGGAGGATTAAAATGGCACAGGAAAATTTTATCAGAAGATATCTTATGAAGGCTGGAAAAATGGGGCATAACGGATTTCAAATCGGTCAAACTTCAACCGAGAATCCGCATGCATTGCATATAAGTTTTAGCATTGAAAAATCGACATCAGAAACTGCCAATACAGCCAAGGTACAAATATGGAATTTATCCCCTGCCAATCTCAGCATCCTCGACACGAAAGATTGCACAATTGAATTACAGGCGGGATATGCCAATCACATTGCATTGATTCTAGCAGGAAATGTAGTTACATCGTCAACTGAAATGGATGGGGCAGACAGAATGACGGAAATAGAAGTTGTCGACGGAAGGGTTGCTTTGAGAGATACATATATATCCATTTCTCGCTCTGGAAAAGTTAACAGCAAGGAGGTATTTGACCAAATTGCAGGAGAAATGGGTGTGTCGGTTGTGTATTCAAAAGGTTGCAAATTCAAAACCTTACCGCATGGATTTAGCTATGTAGGAGCAGCTAAAACAGCTTTGAAAAAGCTATGTAAGACATGTGGTCTTAAATGGTCTATTCAGAATTCGGTTTTACAGATAAGGAAACCAAATGAGGCTATAACAACTAGGGCGTATCTTTTAAGTACCGATACGGGACTTTTAGAGGTGCCTAAGCGAATAACTATATCCTCCGAAAGCGACGATTCGAGCAACGGAAAAAGCAATAGTCAGATAGGCTATGAAGTGAAATATTTTTTGAATGGAGCGATTGGAGTGAATGATTATATAAGATTGGAAAGCGACAAAGTGCGTGGATATTTTAGAGTTTACAAGCTGACGATTGACGGAGACAATCTGGAAGGTGATTGGATATGCACAGCACAGCTTTTGGAGGTGAAATAATGTTACAAGAATTTGTAGAACAGGTCGAAAAGGCTGCAAGGTCGGTAATGGAAGAAATGCATACTGCGATTCCTGGAAAAATAACGGCATTTAATGCAGGAACAGGATTTGCAACTGTAAAACCTTATGGAACATACACTACTGATTCTGGAAGAAAAATGGCATACCCAACAGTAACGGAAGTACCGGTCATTATTCCTCAAAGTCAGGTGAATGACATTTATATTGCCTTTCCAATAACAGTTGGTATGGATTGCTTGCTAATCATTTCAGAACAGGAATTGGATGCATGGATAGGTGGCGGCGAATCAGAAAACGATATTCGGTTTGACTTGACAAGTGCCATAGCAATCCCCGGATTGTCCAATAAGGGCAACGCTGCTTTGAGGGAGGCTTGCAGTAAAAAGAGTTTGATATTGCAGAATGGTTCGACAAAGGTGTCGGTGAATAAAGACAATGTGGAAATCGCAGGAAATTTAATTGTGAGTGGCGATGTAAAAGCTGGAAATATATCTCTGAAAAATCATACACATGCAGGTGTGCACGGAGACACATCAAAGGCAAAATAAAGAAGGAGGCGAGGAAGTGGATATATTGCTTGACAGTAATGGTGACTTGGCATTCAAGGGAACAGACATTGTCCTTGCCAATTCTGTTCGCCAAAAGATAAAAATTCGGCTAAAGTGGTTTTTTCAAGAATGGAGATGGGATGATGAAGCTGGTGTTCCGTATTTTGAATATCTTTTTGTGAAAAATCCAGATATAGACCAGATTAAAGAATTGGTAGAAGAACAAATTTTCAATGTAGACGAAATTACGGAAGTTAATGACGTATCTATAGAAATTGATAGCTTAAAAAGGTCGGCAGTAATCCGATACGAAGCTGTTACAGATGAAAAAACATATAAGGAAGAGGTGAAGATTGGTGGCTGAATATGGAATTACAGATAAAGGATTTGAGATTAAAAGATTGGATGAAATATTGGAGGAACTTCATTCAGAACTTTCTGGAAAATTTGGATTTAACACCAGATTGGATCCTCAATCATTTCTGAATGTACTAATAACAACATACGGCGGACAAATTTCCGAGCTTTGGGAAGTGGCACAGGCCAGTTATTATGCAAAATATCCGTCTACAGCTGAAGGAGTAAGCCTTGATAATGCTGTGCAGTACGGTGGCATTCGACGAAGCCCTAATAAATACAGTTATTACACATTGCATTGTACAGGCGATGATGGAACGATTGTAAGACAGGGAGCTACAGTTGCGACAAATACAGCACCACAAGCTAAACTGGCGGCTGTTTCAGAATTTGTTATAACGAGGGAATCTTTCAACAAGGTATCAATAAGGGTATCAGCTCCTATTACAGGGGCTATATATTCTGTATCAATAAACGGTGTTCAGTACAGTTTTACAAGTGTGTCCGATGATGAATTATCAATCATTGAAGGCCTGAGTAAAGCTGTAAATCCAGATGGATATAAGGTATCTGTGAATGAAAGCAATATTACATTGGATGTGATCAGTGAATCAGCATCAAGGAGTGGAATACTTGTGCTTTCTGACAATTTAACAACAGCAAGCGTTACAACACTTGCTGATTTTGCAACTATAGATTATGGAAAACTTATATTTCCTAACGGAACGATAACAATCATGATTACAAATATTAGCGGGTTCAATGCTGTTGAGAATTTGATTGCACCTACATACGGAAGGTTACAGGAAACGGATGTAGAACTTCGACATTCATATTTGGCAAAATCGGCTATTCGCTCTACAAGGATGATAGACAGTATTTGTTCTCAGTTAATAAATAATGTTCCGAATGTAGAAAGCGCAACAGGATATGAGAACAATACGGATGATACAGACGAGGAAGGAAGACCTCCGCATAGCGTTGAAATAATAGTAGATGGCGGAGATGAAACAAGTATCGCAAGTATTATTCTGGATAAAAAAGCTGCTGGTATTCAGACGTTTGGCTCTATTACTGTTAATGTTGCAACAGAGTATGGAGACTCCATTCCTGTAAGTTTCAATAGACCGGAATACATTTATGTCTGGATGAAAGTTACATTAGATGCAGACAAAGCATATCTTCCTACAAATTATGCAAACTTGGCGATAAATTCAATTGTCAAAGATGCTTCCAAATTACAGGCAGGTGACAATATGTTGTCACAGACATTCAATGATGGGATTTATTCGGCAGTGGGCGGTGTAACTTATGTAGATATTAAATGTGCTGCCACAAAAGACAAAGAGCGTATTCCGACCAGCGATGAATACACAAAGGTAAATATAAATGTTGAAAGCAGACAGAAGATTGTGGTTGCAGATACGAGAATTGAGGTGGTGTATAGTGGACATTCTTGATAAATGGTTGGATGATTTACCGCAACAGTTTCAAGGAAAGAAATACATAGAAGCCCTTATTTCGGTGTTCGCAAAGCAATTAGAGGACTTATATAAGGTATTCGAACAGCTTGATACAGAGACAGATTTAGATAGTGCTGTTGGTATGAATTTGGATATGGTCGGAGATATTGTGACACTTACACGAAAAGAAGCTGGTGTTCTTGCAGGTATTGATGTTGAGGATCCTGTTATTAGCGATGAGAGGTACCGCCAGTTCTTAAAGTATCAGATGCTGGTTAATACAAATGAATGTACCTACCATGACCTTATGGATGGATTGGCATTATTATGGGATGTATCTCCGATTTATTACAGAGAAGATCCAGCACTTCCTGCTGTGATTATCCTCACAATGCCATTTCTTACACCAGGCGGAAAAGTTGTAACATTGGGTGAAGTTCCGATGGTAAAGCCGGCAGGTGTCAGAATTGAATTTGAGTATTATATCAAGGCTATCGTTGAGGTAGCCTTTAATTTTTGGATATCATCCTATGACGTACCGAGATGCAACACTATTGTTTGCGGCACACACCCAAAGAGAGCAACACTTGGAACTATTATTGAAGTTCGCTGTGAACAGGATGTGAATGCTTTGATAGCAGCTTTTGAATCAAGCAAAACAGGTACAATTCGGATAGGCGGAACTGCATATAATGCGACACTTGGACAATTGCTTAAAAAGGATATAGAAATTGAGATTGACAGCAACCTACAAATCGTAGACTTTCTGCAGTCTGGACAAAGTGTGGCAGGATTGAAGCCAAATAAGGCAAAGAAGGGAATGATAATTCCGAAAGATATTCTTATCGATGGAAGCACATATTTACAGAAATACAACATGCCAGCTTCTGGCCGTCAAACATCTGGCGGTGGAGTGCTGGCTGATTCTTTATCCGTGGATGTTCAGAGCGGCATACAAGCTGAGGAAAATATAATGCTTGGAACATCAACCGAGATATATGCTTCGCCAGAGCACAAAGCTGGTAAAGCATATAAAACGCTTGCTGTTTCATCATCAGAAACAGAGGCAGATGTAAATGTATTCATTGCTTCGGCTACCATCAGACGATGTGGAACCAGAAGCTGTGGAAATAAAGAATAGGAGGTAGCAAGATGGGATTCTGGGAAAAAGATTTTCTCGACAGAAGACGGCAGGAATGGATGAGCTCTATTTATAAATTCCAGTACCAAGTAAATGGAAATTGGTATGATGCCAAAATCAATAGTAAGAAAATCACAGGCAACAAGATTGTTTTTATTGTAAGTTTGCTCACCACTCCCAAGACAGCCCACACAATTACCGGAATTCGCCTTTGGGACATTACCGGTCGCATTTGTGGAGGACTGGAAGTTGCCGTTAAAAGGACGGCAAATCAGGGTGTGTTAGCTAAATTTGAATTTCCAATTTACGAGAAAGGAGATGAATAGGGATGAATGTATTACCAGAATATTTGGAAGGCAACAGAACTGGCTCATACACACCAGAACAGTGGCTTGACGAAGTAAAGGACAAAAATTCGGACGAGATTATCCAGGAGGGAACTCCAATGGATGCCGAACACTTCAATCACATGGAGCAGGGCATTCATAACAACTCACTTATGTTGGCTCTTTTGTTAGAGAATGTAAAGCATACTCAGCAAAGCGTAGAGTCTGTTGATGGTGAGGAACTTGAAGTTACATTGACCAACACAAAGGATTTCTATTTTAATAATTCTGTTAAGACTGTGGCGCTTGCGAATATGCGTAGCACATTGGATTACAGGGTTATCACAGAAGTACAAGGCAATCCTGTAAATGTTGGCGATGTGGTTGTCTATGATAAGCAGGTGAATGGCTTTAAGATTGCTTTTACAGGCAGTGCTAAAAGCGTGACTGTTCGCTGCTTTGTACAGGGAGGAGGTACGGTGTAGTGGCAAATATCATTATTCATAGTGACGAAAGAAAAGCTGAAACAAACAGAACCCTTCGGGATTATGGTATCAATCCGGAACATGCAACCAAAGCACAAAGGGATATGGCGGATTGCGTAGCCCAAAAGACAGGCGAAGCCTGCAGAGAATTAAGGAGGTATGACAGATGAAAGTCGTAGAGGTAAATGTTGGAAAGAAAATTGAGTACAGTGTATCGAAGAATAAGATTACATTTGCTGATGAGCTGATGCTCAATTGCGAAAAGTTGGAGAGAGATAATGATGAATGTGTTGACATTTGCATTGCAAAGAATGGGATGATTACTTCTGGCCAGCTTGGTGAAAAGTATGCAGCACAAATTGAGATTCCGGCAAGGCAGTATATTGAAAAGGAAGTTCCTAATCCAGATTATGATTCTGAGGTAGAAAACAGCAGCGAAACAATTATGGAAAGAACCCCTGTTCCATTCAATATGGCAAATGTTACGCTCAAATTATATGCAATCGAATAAGGAGGACTATTATGGGAAATTATGATCAGATGGCAGCTGCGGTAAGCGAGCTGTCAGGTGGAAAAAATGTGGTATTACTGGATGACATCGGAATGCCATCAATTTATGTAAGAATTCCAAAAGGAAAAAATTCAGAGCTTGTAAGCGGCCTTAGCGATAATGTTCATTATGCGTTTAATGTGGACAGTGTCGAGAAGACCGCTTTTTATTATTCTAAGTATCAGAATATTATTGTAAATGAAAGGGCATATTCTCTTGGACACAGAGATCCTGCAAATTCCATAAATTTGGATGCTGCAAGAAAGGCTTGCGAAAATAAAGGAGCGGGCTTCCACCTTGCAACAATGGCAGAGTGGGCTTATATTGCTCTCTGGTGCCGCAAGAATGGCACTATGCCGCATGGAAACAATAATTACGGAAAAGATTCGGCTTATACACATGAACACGGCGAGGAATCTTCAAAGGATAGCGGAAAAACTGGAAGATGTTTCACGGGTTCTGGACCTGTAACATGGAACCATAACCATCACGGAGATGGCATTTGTGACTTAAACGGAAATGTATGGGAGTGGAATGCAGGCATGCGTCTTGTTGATGGAGAAATCCAGATCATTCCATACAATAATGCAGCGATGGGTAGCAAATGTGATATGTCGGCATCCTCTACTCTCTGGAAAGCAATTAAGGCGGATGGCTCGCTTGTAGAACCTGGAACAGCCGGAACATTAAAGTGGGATTGGGTATCTGGTAAAATTCAGCTTACTTCTGGTGCGATTACATATAAGACTGATAGCGGTGTCGGTGGACAGTATAAAGATATGACACTTGCAAGCGGGCTTACTGCTCCAGAAATTGCAAAGATGTTATTGCTCTACCCAGACGAACCAAACGGAGATTACGCAGGTGATTATCATTGGTTCAACCCTGTTGGCGAGCGTTTGCCGCGTTGCGGGGGCGGCTGGGGCACTGGTGCCAACGCTGGTGTCTT